CCTTTCCTCACATAAACTTCGTGAAATGAAATTTCAGCACCTGTAAGGAGGTGATCGGCATTGGCCAGACCAGCTAAACCGGTACAGTTGCACCTACTAAACGGCAATAAGCGGCACCTGACCAAAGAAGAAATTGCCGCTCGCCAAAAACAGGAAACAAAACTTAACTCCGGACAAAAGAACTATAAGCCAAGCCCACAGGTTGAAAATGACATGGTTGCCCTGGCTATGTTTAAGAAGTTAAAAAAACTCTATCGCTCCATTGAGTATGTTGAGGGACTTGACGAGAACGTGATTAATCGTTACTGCCTACTACATTCTGAGTATTCAAGAATGGTTGATATGAGAAATGATATAACCAGTCAATACGCACAGAGCAGAGATCCCGTAGAGCGCTTATCTTTAGCTGACAGAATACTTGAAATCGATAAGCGCGTTGAAAAAAAGATGGACCTGCTAGTGAAGTTGGAGGACAGACTTTTCCTAAACCCCACGGCGAGGATTAAGAATGTACCAAAACAAGAAAATAAAAAACCTGCCGATCCTTTGGCTGATCAAGGATTTGGTAATGTATGAAGTACGACCTTAAGCAATACTGTGATGAAGTAATCAATAACAATATAGCTTACTGTCAAAAATATAAGTGGTCTGCCATGCGCTTTCTAAGAGACATAAAGCGTGAGGGCATAGATGAATTCCCTTGGGTACTCGATGAAGAAAAAGCAAAAAGATATTTTAACTGGATGCGGCTATTTAAGCATAGCAAAGGGCCACTTGCGGGACAGCAAAAAGAACCAGCATTATATGAGCTATTCGTTTACGGCAATATTTATGGATGGGTACACCGCGAAACTGGCTTAAGAAGGTTTCGTCGCTCTTATGAGCAGTTGGCAAGGAAAAACGCAAAGTCACAGGATAAAGGTATTCAAGCTCTGTATGAAATATCAGCCTTTGGCGAATCGATGGCAGAGGCGTATGTAGCAGCTACTAAAAAATCTGATACAAGGTTTGTTTGGGGTGAAGCTAGCTGGCTTTATCAAAATTCAGAACTTCTTAAAGATAAATTCGTAACCAAGTTTGACCAAGAATTACAAGCAACCGTTATCCGCCATAAGAAAAGCGGTTCTTTTTTTGCCCGGCTAAGCAAAGAAGATAAAAAGAATGGTGATGGCACCAATCCGCAGTTTGTTGTTCTGGACGAATATCACCAGCACGAAACAACGGAATATTACGACTTAGCTTCATCGGGTATGAAAACCAGACTGCAGCCTCTATTGTCAATCATATCAACTGCCGGTTTTGAATTAAACAACCCTTGCTACCGTGTTGAATATGACTACGTTAGTAAGATACTTGACCCTGATAATCCCGTTGAAAACGACCGCTACTACGTTGCGATATGTGAGGCCGAAACTGACGAAAACGGCAAGATGATAGACGATATAAACAGTGAAGCCGCCAGGCTTAAGTCAAACCCTATCATCGGCAATACCGTCGTAGGTAAAGAGTCTATTGAATACGACATTATGGAGGCCCAGGACAAGCCTGAGAAAATGCGTGATGTCCTGACTAAGACATTTAATATTTGGATTAACCAACGTGCTGCTGGCTACATGAATATGGCAAAGTGGAAACAATGTAGTACAAATGACGGCAGACCTTTCCCGGATGTTACGGGTATGAAAGTTTATCCTGGAATTGACCTTGCATCAACACTTGACCTAACAAGCTTATCCTTTGATATCCCTCTTTCAGATGGATGTTATGCTGTTTTATCGCACTCATTTATGCCCGAGGAAACTTACGAAGCAAGGGTAAGGGAGGGTAAGATTAGGTTTGACTTATGGAAAGATCAGGGATGGTTAACGGTTACGCCTGAGGCTGAAGTCGATTATCACTTTATTTTAGATTATTTGGTGAAAACTTTTGAAGAATACAAATGGCCCAAAGGTGAAGTATGTTTTGACCGGGCGCTTGCTACATGGTTGTCACATGAACTTGATCTACTTGGATTTATCCCGGTAGACATACCGCAGTCTTTTACGGGACTAAGTGTAGCAACAAAGGATTTTAGGGCTAAGGCATATAACAAAAAAATATTCCACAACAATAATCCGGTTTTGACTTGGGCCATAGGAAACGCAGTAGTTAGAAAAGGCCCAAGTGAAAACATAATGTTAGATAAATCGAAAGCTTCCGATAAAATTGACCCGGTTGCGTCACTGATTAATGCCCATGCTCGGGCAATGGTAAATGAGGATAAATCTTCGGTTTATGAAAAACGCGGAATGAGGTCGCTGTGAGGAGGTGAGTATTTGAAGTTAAGGCAAAGATTAGGTATGGCCAGCCGTATAATTTTTAAAAACAACTGGTTTGATGAATATGTAAGGTCATTCCTCCGGGGCGACGATGTACCCGGCACACCCGGTTATACGAACATCAACACTCAAACAGCCATGAAATACACGGCTGTTTTTGCTTGTGTGCGGGTGTTATCCGAGACACTTGCATCAATGCCGATTATGCTGTATCGCAAAAAAACGGATGGTGACCGAGAATCCAAGAACGATTTAGCGGTATACGATATTTTGCACAATGCTCCGAACGATGAAATGTCGCCGTTTAATTTTAAAGAAGCCTGCATGGTAGCCTTGAACACTGGTGGCAACGCTGTCTGTGAGCGTCTGGTTAATCGGTATGGCCAATTAGTTGGACTATACCCCTATCCGTGGTCTATGGTACAGATAGACCGTAACAAAGAGACTGGACGACTGGTGTATAAGATTAGGGATGGGACTAAGTTAAGAGAGTTAGACAGGTCGCAGGTATTTCATATACCTGGTTTAAGTTTTGACGGTGTTATCGGTATGACCCCAATTGAGTATGCAGGATCAGCTATATGCTTGGGATTGTCCTACGAACAGTTCGGGAATAGTTTTTTTAACAACGGAGCTAACGCAAGTGGTGCTTTTACGCATCCTAATTCGTTAAGCGATATCGCTTTTGAGAGATTAAAAGCAGACTTAACTAAAAACTATACGGGTTTGGCTAATACCGGAAAGCCGATGATACTCGAAGAGGGCATGGACTTTAAGCCGTTTACTATCAAGCCGGTTGATGCCGAGCTGTTGGGCAATAAAAAGTTCCAAATTGAAGACGTGGCAAGAATTTACCGCGTGCCGTTGCACTTGATACAGAATCTTGACAAAGCAACATTTTCCAATATTGAACAGCAAAGCCTTGAATTTGTAATGTATACAATGCTTCCCTGGTTTAAACGCTGGGAGGAAAACATTAACATGCAACTCCTGACGCAACAAGAGCGCATGGCTGGTTATTATCTGGAATTCAAGATTGATTCGTTGCTTCGAGGCGACGCAAAAAGCCGGGCAGAGGCTTACTCCATAGCTAGACAGTGGGGTTGGATGTCAGTTAATGACATAAGAAAACTAGAGAATATGAACTCTATAGCTAACGGCGATATATACCTGGAGCCTCTTAATATGGTTGAAGCTGGTAAAGTCCAGGATAACATCAAGGCCACGGCTGAGGAAATTTACAAAATGCTACAGAGTAAAGCAGCGTAGAAAGGCGGTGAAAATAAAATGCCATTTTGGAATTTCGTAAAAAACGAAGCTAATCCGGAAGAAGTAGAACTCAGGATTGAAGGCGAGATTGTAAGTGACGACGATGGTTGGATCTATGAGTGGTTCGGTATTCCGTGTGCGACACCAAACGCATTTAGGCAAGCACTGGCAGAGCATAGCGGTAAGAATATCAACGTCTGGATAGATAGTTGGGGTGGCGACACTACAGCAGCAGCAGGCATCTACAACGCTCTAAAAGAGCATAAGGGCAAAGTTACCGTAAAAATTGACGGTAAGGCCGTGTCCGCTGGTTCTGTTATCGCTATGGCCGGTGAAGAAATACAGATTTCCCCTGTTGGTATTATGATGATCCATAATCCTTGGAGCGGTGTCAGAGGCGAGTCGAAAGATATGCGCCACATGGCAGACATACTTGATGAGGTTAAGGAGTCGATCATAAACGCATATCAGGCTAAAACGGGTAGATCACGTAAGAAAATAGCAGAAATGATGGATAACGAAACTTGGATGAGTGCAAAAACAGCTGTAAAAGAGGGTTTCGTTGATGGTGTTATGTACGATAATACAGAAGTAGTCGATCCGGTAGAAAACTCGTTCATGTTTAGCGGACTAGCCATACAGAACAGCGTTAAGCAAAGCATGGATCGCCTCTTTGATGGTTATGCTCAAAAGCTCAAAGAGATGGAAAAAAGAAAAGACCCCGACGGTATAATCGAAAACAAACCGGAACCGCCTAAACAAGCGCCGGTTGATATGAATAATACCTATCAGGCAATGATAGAAATTAAGAGGAGGAAAAATAATGTACGGAGCAATGATTAAAGCTAAATTGGATGAGGCAGAGGCTATTAACAATAAGGCCATAGCCGAAAACAGACCGATGACGGAAGAAGAAGTGTCAAGGGTTAATGCGTTATTGACTGAGGTTGGTAACCTGGAGCAATCTGCTGAGGCAGCTAAAAAGCTAAATGACCAGCAGACCAAAATGAATACCCCGGTCAATAAACCTGTGCACGTTGAAGTCGTGAACAGTAACGAGAAATTTAATAATTTTGGGGAACAGCTAAGGGCAGTAGCGGAAGCTGCAAGGCCCGGTGGTAGTTTCGATAACAGGCTAATGGTAAAGAATGCCGCTTCTGGTATGAATGAATCAGTGCCGAGTGATGGTGGATTTTTAGTGCAACAGGATTTTATTGCCACTTTGTTGCAGGAAACATATAAAACGGGTAAGTTAGCGTCTAAATGCAATAAATTACCGTTAAGCACAAATGCTAACGGAACTAAGATTAACGGTGTTGACGAAACTTCTCGGGCCACAGGATCACGCTTTGGTGGTGTACAAGCTTTTTGGGAGGGTGAAGCGGATCAATTCACCGGATCAAAACCTAAATTTAGACAGATTGAGCTTAACCTTCGTAAGTTAACCGGTCTCTGTTACGCCACCGATGAAATGTTGCAAGATTCGCAGCAGTTAGAGGCTTTTATAACTAAAACTTTTTCTAGTGAGTTTGGTTGGTTAATTGACGATGCACTGATAAACGGTAACGGAGTAGGTAAACCACTCGGTATTTTACAGAGCGGATCACTTGTAACAATAGCTAAAGAGAATGGCCAAGCTGCTAAAACCATATTAGCTGAAAATATCATCAAGATGTATGCACGTTGTGCCAGTGAAATGGCTGAATGGTACATCAACAAAGATACGATACCGCAATTATTCACCATGAGCCTTGCGGTAGGCACTGGTGGGGCGCCTATATTTATGCCTGCCGGGGGTTTGAGTGGTAAACCTTATAATACCTTGCTTGGTTTACCTGTTAATCCTATGGAGCAGTGCAAAACGCTTGGTACAAAGGGCGATATCATCTTAGCTGATTTCGGAGACTATATGTTTATCGACAAAGGCGGTATTAATACCGCTATTTCCATTCACGTAAGATTTATTTACGACGAGAGTTGTTTCAGATTTACCTATCGCGCAGACGGTCAACCTGTTAGATCAACTCCGCTGACACCAGCTAACGGATCCGATACTACTTCGTCCTTTGTTGCTTTAGATACTCGCGCTTAATTAAAAAGCAGGCATAAAAACCTGTCTAAAAACACGCCTAAAAACTCAAAAGTCTAAGGAGGAATATCAATGCCTGGAATCACAATTGCAGAACAAGGACACGTAGTAAATATACTCCCGCCGCAGGACGTTTCTGCCGGTGTTAGTTCGGATGTTTTCTCTATGAAAAACTATGCTCACGCCACAATTATTGTAACTTGTGGTGCCACAAACGCTGATGCTGGCAATATCACGATTGAGGAGTGTGATAACTTTACTCCCAGCAATGATACTGCCATCGACTTTAGCTATTACGCAGAAACAACCGCCGCTGGTGATACTTTAGGTGCCCGCACGGCTGCAGTAGCGGCAACAGGTATCGACGTATCAGCTAACGACAACACTACTTATGTTATTGAAATTGACGCTGCCCAACTTTCTGACGGTTTTCCTTGTTTGGAACTAAAATGGTCTGCATGTGGTGGTGCAACATATGGATCTGCCGTGGCCATTCTCTCAGGTGCCCGCTATGGCGGTACAGAATCGGCCACAGCAATAGCATAAACCAAATTTGCCCGGCATTAGCCGGGCGCTCTTAATTGAGCGAAGGAGGTAAAAACGATGGGTGTAAATAGTAAGTACGTAAACGGGAATCTCGTATTTGTGGACAGCGCAAACAAGCAAAGATGGCTTGATGCTATCGGTCCTGGAGTATGTAAATTACTTGAAGACTTTGTAGGTACTCCCTTTGCTGGCGCAGACAGTCCCGCTGGATGGACAACTACTTTGGTTGAAGCCGGTGCCGGGGATACAACTGTTGCTCTCGTGTCCAGTTGGACTGGTGGAGCGGTAGTAATTACCACCGATGCAAATGAAAATGACGGTGCAAACCTGCAGCTATTGGGTGAGGCGTTCAAACTAGCATCCGGCAAACCGCTTTACTTTGGGACTAAATTCCAAGCTTCTGAGGCAACACAATCTGACTTTTTTATAGGTCTGGCTATTACCGATACCGATATTTTGGGTGGTGTAACAGACTCTATCGGCTTCAAGAAGGTTGACGGAGCTACTGCGATACAGTTTGAACTAAATAAAAACAGCACAGCGACTGCCGCAAATGTCGGAGTTTTGGCCGCTGCAACTAACGTAACCCTGGAATTTTGCTTTGACGGAACTAACGTCGATTGTTATGTCGATGGTGTCCTGCAGACAAGATTGGCAATGACCAACCTGCCGGATGATGAGGATTTAACCCCATCCATTCAATTTTTGAGTGGTTCCGCTGGTGCTAAGTCTATGACTATTGACTGGATCAAATGCATTCAGATTAATTCGTAGTAAAAGGAGGGGCCGAAAAAGATGGCTGCTACTTTAGTAACAACAATAAAAAGATTTATCGGTACTGCCGTAGAAATGGCGGCGCTAGCTGTTACAGAAGTGCCTGCCGGTAGTACCTTTTTTCAATCCGATACTGGACGGCTGTATGTTCTAAACAGTGCTGGGAACTGGAACGTAAAGAGAATGATAGGTGATGTGAATATGCAGGTCGGTGACGCTGATGTTGCTGACTTAAACCCGGTCCCTTGCAAACTAACTGGTAGAAATGTTATATTAGGGGTAAGACGGAACGTAACTGTTACCGCCGGTGCAACATTAAGTATGTTTAGTACGTCCTTTCTGAGTACAACTAATTTATCTAAAGTTTATGCGTATGCACTCACGGATACGAACCACAATTTTACTATTAACCTAGATCAACTAGATAATGAAGCCACTCTAGGTATGTCAAAATATCCAAGTATTAAAAGTACAACTGCTACAGGTGTTAAAATAGCCTCTGTTTCTGCTTTAGATATGGCCGCTTTATGGGCTGATACTAGAGTACAAAACAGTGATACGGTTGACCATGTTTATGACGTTGTTGTGGGGGGTATAAAATAATGGATTTTTCTACTATCCTAATAGTAGATGATTTTGGAAATGCTGAATTTCCTTATGCTGGAAAAGATGCCGAGGGTAATTGGATTGCTGGTGGCATATCAATTGACTTCTTAAATGCAGTTTTTGGGCAATACTCAATTGCAACAGAAATGAAAGAAGCAACATCAAGTGACGGATTGATATTGTTTTTTGATTATCTTGTAAGTGAAGGTAAAATTCCTTGCTAGTTTACCCAACTAACGAAGGTGCGTTAGTTGGCTGATGAACGGGCCGGGAAGGGACATAAACGACCGCCAGGTTAATCCTGACGGTCTAGCTTTAATAAATCGGAAATATCAATTTCGAGGTAAGCGCATAGTTTTACTAGTAAATCACGGGGAAATTGCTTTGTGTCGTTGTTATAGAGTTGACGAACAGTTTCAAAACGGTAGTCAATATCTTTTGCTAACTGCCTGATGGACAGACCGCGACTATCAATTATTTCTTTTAGATTTGACTTAAGCTGCACAGCATACACCTCCTTAAATCATTATACACTAAATAAGTGTCAATTTCTATATAATATTATTGACTCTAAATTAGTGTATGTGGTATGATGTAGACACTAAATAAGTGTCGCATTGTAGGGGGTGTTGATCTTGTTATTATCGAAGGCATGGCAACTTTACGAGGCTGATAAGAAGCTTTTAGGTTATTCTCCCCACACGCTTACAGCCTACCAAATACAGGCCAATTTACTAATCAGGGAACTTGGGGACGTAGAGATAGGAGATGTTTCTTATGTGAACCTAAAGGAATACCTCATCAAACAAGAGCACCTTAAGCCGGCCAGCATCGGCCACAGGATAAAGTTTATCAGATCGCTATTTCGTTATTTACACGAAGAGGGATTTATTGATCGGAACGTAGCTGCCAAACTAAGAGAGCCCAAGCAGGGTAAAAGAATTCCTAAGTTTCTCAATGATGAGGAAATCGAACTGCTGAGGGATAGCTGTGATTCACTGCTGGAAAAAGCTCTCACAGAATTTTTCTTTAGCACCGGCTGCCGCATCGGTGAGGTTTTTGGATTAAACCGCAGAGATATTAACTGGGATGATCGTTCGGCTTCAGTCATCGGAAAAGGTGACAAGCAAAGGGAAGTATACTTTACGATTAAGTGTAAAATTTGGCTGGACAAGTATATAAAATCCCGTACCGATGACCACGAAGCCCTGTTTGTGACTATCAGAAAGCCAATTCGTAGAATGTCTATAGCCAGAATCAGAGAGGTGGTCAAGGCTATTGCCCAGCATTCTGAGGTAACCACTAACGTCTACCCGCATAGATGGCGCCACAGCATGGCTACCACGATGTTGAACAATGGGGCTCCTATGGAAGTTATTATGTCGAACCTGGGCCATGCCAGAATCAGCACTACGATGATTTACGCCCAACTCTCCGGGGAGCGTCGGCGGCAGGAGTATAATAAATATTTCAGATAATAGAGGTGACTTAAAATTGCCTTAAAATTAATAACACCAGCGACAACAGAACCAGTAACACTTGCCGAGGCAAAAAAACATTGTGTTATCGATGATACGGACAATGAAGCCTATATTTCTGCTTTAATTACCGCCGCTACAGGTTATTGTGAAGCTAGTCAGCGGTTGGCTTATCTGCCGCAGACATGGGATCTCTGGCTGGATGATTGGCCTTGTCGAGACTATATCAGTATCCCTAGACCGCCTATGCAGTCTGTTGCATCGGTGAAATACTATGACACCGAAAATGTTGAGCATACCATGCCAGCAACTGACTATTTCGTTGACGTTGTGAGTGAACCTGGGCGCGTTTCGCTGGGATACAGTAAGTTATGGCCTACCGAGACATTGCGCCCCGCAAATGCTGTCTGTGTGCGTTTTACTGCAGGCTTTCCGTCCTATACGGGCGTTGTAAGCACCAACGGCACGGCGGTAACGCGGGTAAGCGGCAGTGAATTTAATGTCAACTGGCCAGCAGGTAAGGCTATCGAGATTGATGGCGTTATGTATACTATCGCGTCTGTTGCCAGCGTTGATGCTTTAACACTTACCGCTACGGCAGGGACGCAGACAAGTAAAAATTACATTACTAACGATTTACCGCAGAAAATTAAGCAGGCGATATTGTTTTTAGTATCACACTGGAACGAGAAACGGGAACCCATAGTAGACGGAACCGTCAGCGGAGAAATACCGTTTACAGTTTCGGCTCTGCTTGGCCAGGATAAAATTATTTTAGTCTAGGGGGTGGTAGTTGTGGGAGCAGGTAAATACAGACACAGAATAACGATCCAGCAACTGACCACCTCTAAAGGCAGTCTAGGTGGGGTTGTAAAAACTTGGTCAACTTTTGCGACTGTTCACGCTCAGAAGGTGCACCAAGCATCCAGGGAGTTTTTTGCCGCGCAGAAGATTAATGCTGAGACAACGGATTTGTTTGTTATTCGTTACCTTGCCGGTGTAAACGCTAAAATGCAAGTTGTTTACGATGGCAGGACCTATGATGTTATTGGAGCGAATGATCCGGACGGTAGGCGGCGGGAGTTGTATGTCATGTGTAAGGAAGTGGTCTGATGGCAAACATCTTAAGTATCAGCGGTGATAAGGAATTATATGAAGAAATTAAGGCTTTGGCCGGCAAATTTGCGCCTAGCAAAATAGAAAATATTATCGAAAAAGCTGCCGACATCATAACTAAACAGGCAAAGGAGAACGCCCCGGTAGGCGTAACTGGAAATCTTAAAAAGGGTATTGTAACAAAAAAATGGATATCAAAAGGATATCAAACTATATATTTATCAGCGGTTGATTATAAAATATCCCCTCATGCGCATTTAGTTGAATACGGACACAGACTTATAATTAAAGGACAGAAACGTGGCAAGGTTAAGGCGTACCCTTTCTTTCGTCCTGCCGTTGATGCTAAAAGAAATGAGGCACTAAGGATCATTGAAGACGGGGCAATAAGAATTATTGAGGAGGTAGGCAGGTGAGTGTTGAGAAAGCAGTTTATGATTGCCTGTCTGCCGATGCTGATTTAATTGCTCTTATCGGTGACAAGATTTACCCTGTTGTTGCCGCACAGGAGGTAACTACACCCTACGCCACCTATTTCAAGGTTAGTCCTGGAAGGCAGTATACGCACGGTGGAGCAAGTAACCTATCTACTCCAAGAATACAGGTTGACTGCTACGGCGGTACATACGAAGAAGCAAAAGACCTATCCGATTTAGTGATCGCCGCTCTTGAAAAATTGCCACAAGATAACCCTAAAGTCCAGGCCGTTTTTTGCAATGATGGTTCTGATGCCTACGAAGATGTGTCAGATACGTACTATGATAACGTGGATGAGTACCACGTACCGATTGACGTTTTAATTCATTACAGGGAGGCGTAAAAGCATGTCCTGTATTTTATTTTTCTCACTAACTTTAAATATTGTTCTTTTCTTGTCTCTTTATTTTGAGCATAGAAAGCACAACAAAACCTTAGACAAAATAATTGCTATGCTAGAAAAAATTAAACAGGGGGTAAAATCATGACCACAACAGCAAGTTCAGCTTTCGGAACAGCGTTAACTATCGGCGGCGTTGCCGTTGCAGAATTAGCCAATATCGGCGGCATTGACGCAAAACTTGCAACTATTGATGCAACAAACCACGACAGCGCAAACTCGTATCGCGAATTCATCGGAACTGTCCTAGATGCTGGAGAGGTGCCAATTGAAGGCAACTTTTATCCCGGCAATGCGGGTCAATCGGCATTGCTAACAGCGATGAACGCAAAGTCAGTATCTGCTTTTGTTATTACATTTCCCACTGCAACCGGCATATCTTGGAGTTTTAGCGCACTTGTTACCGGGTTCAAGGCTTCTGATGCTCCCATCGACGGGAAACTCACTTTTAACGCAACGCTGAAAATTACCGGCAAGCCGACTCTGGCGACTTCTGCATCTGCAGGTCTGACAACCCCTTTCTTTGTTATTTCTGAGAGTGCGGTAGTCACCCCGACCAAGGCGCAGGCAACGACTACTTATGTAGCAACTGTTTTAACAGGTGTAACAAGCGTAACCGTAACCCCGACAGCATCGGCAGGCGTAATAACTGTAAACGGAAATACAGTAGCAACCGGAGTGGAATCAAGCGCGATCACATTAGGAGCGGCAGGAAGTGTTACTACGATTACGATAACTGTTACTGAAACTAATAAGAGCACCAAGACATATACGATATATCTGTCTAGGGCAGCTTCGTAGGGTGGCTAAACCTATGGATTTAGCTAAAATTAAAGTAGTGCTTGATTGTAATGGATTTGGAACCGTTGAAATAAACGGGGTAAAGATAGAAGGCATAAGAGCGACTGAAATTAAGGCAGTGGCGTGTGAGACTCCGATAGTTACTCTTAGTTTAATAGGAGAATTGGAGTATGAGGGAGAAGCTAAAATTTTGATTGAAAAGTTTTCACATAAGGAGAATTAGTCATGATCGAAAACAGAGGTGTTGAAATTGAACTGGACAAGTTAAGGAAACTCCGCTACGACTTTAATGCCATAGCGGATCTGGAGGATAAATCTGGTTTTGGTATAGGTAAATTTTTGTCCGAAGAAAAAGCGGGTATGTCCACCATAAGAATGTTGACTTGGGCAGGTCTTAAATGGCAGGACAAGGGGCTTACCATTGAACGCACAGGCAGTATTATTCAGAGATTTATCGAAAACGGCGGCACCCTTGATACAATTTCTAATTTTATCGGCGTTGCTCTTAAAATGTCCGGCGTTTTGGGCGAGGATAAAGAAGAGGGAAACCCGACAGCGGAGGCGGTGCATTAACTGACCTTCGCTTTTCTGATTCCATCGAAAAAGCCGAGAAATCGGCATACATAATTGGCCTAAAACCTTGGGAATTCTGGTGTTTAACTCCGAAAGAATGGATGGGTATTATTGAAGGCTACAATATACGCGAAGATCGGGAGTTTTTCCGATTTGGTATCGTTGCATCGGTAATAGCTAACTGCAACAGGAATAAGGATAAAAATCCGAGAGCGTTTACCCCCAGCGATTTTATACCTAAAAAAGATGTAGATAAGAAAAAGCAAAAATGGGAAGATCAGCTGGAAATGGTGAAACTGCTTAATATTGCTTATGGCGGGGAGGATGAAACGAAGGCAGGGGATTAACCTGCCTACTCCCACATATTTAATGCTTCGCAATTCCAGTTGTTGTCTCCTGCGTACTTAACTGTAGCACTAAAATTACTCCGAACCGTGGCACCAAAATGATTTTGAGCATCTACGTAAGCAATTACAATGTATTTACCTTCATCTATATTAGTGACGTGTGCCTCTCGAAACATCGGGAATTTTGCAGTAGATGGTGATCTTAGTTTTTCTTCAACAAATTGCTGGGAGATTATATAGGCACTTAGTGCACTGTCTTTTGGTTCCGGTTTAACACATGATGAAACCAATATTGCAAAGAGTACGAATAATCCAAACGCAATCAAACAGCCTTTTGTTTTTACTGGTTTTGATTCAGTGCCCAATTCCCCAGGTTTATATTTTTTTACCATTACGCATCACTCCTTTTTATAACCTATTCGTTAAAAGAGAAAAAATCCCTTCATAGAAAGAAGGTGAATATATTTGGCATCAAAACTACCTAGTTTAGTTGTCGCGCTTGGTCTTAATACTGAAAATTTCCAAGCTAATTTACAGCGTGCAACTTTGGATATAACGCGATTCAGCTCTAATGTACAAAGTAGAGTGACAAGAAACATTAATCAGATGAACCGCGATGTACTGAATTCTATTAAGCAAATAGGCATAGGCGTAACTGCTATGGGTTTAGGCATAGGCGCTGTGCTTGGTTCGTCAGTTAATGTTGCGGCTGATTTTGAGTATGCGGTTGCGCGCGTAGGTGCGATAAGCGGCGCAACAGAAGAAGAATTAGCTAAGTTAACAGAAACGGCAAGGCAGTTAGGTAGGGATACCGCTTATACCGCTACTGAAGCAGCGCAGGCGATGCAGTCACTTTCGATGGCAGGTTTTAAAGTAAGCGAGACGATATCGGCAATGCCTGGACTCCTTGACATGGCGGCTGCTGGACAGGTGGCTTTGGCTGAAACTGCGGATATCGCAAGCAATGTCCTAAGAGCATACGGCATAGAAGCAAGCGAAATGAACAGAGTGGCTGATGTTTTGACAAAAACCTTTGTCACGTCAAACACTACATTGGAAACACTTGGTCAGACGATGAAATATGTCGGGCCTGTTGCTAGGGCTGCTGGGGTATCATTAGAGCAGGTTGCCGCAGCTGCTGGGATACTTGGAGATGTTGGGATAAAGGCTGATATGGCCGGTACTGCTCTCAGGAATATCTTCCTAAGACTATCAACCGAACCAAGCGCAGTAGTAAAAACGATGAAGGCACTTGGCATAAGCATAGAGGACGCAAACGGCAAGATACTTCCATTCCCCGATATAATCCAAAGAATAGCTGATGCTACAGCTAATGCTACAGATAAACAGAAACTTGCAGTAGCAGCGTATTTAGCTGGTGCGCGTGGTGCTCCGGCAATGTTAGCGTTACTTGATGCTGGGCCAGAAAAACTTCGGGAGTATACAAAAGAACTTGAAAACAGCACTGGCAAGGCGGCAGAAATAGCCAAAAAGCAATTGGATAACTATAAAGGTAGCCTAAAAATATTTTCTAGTTCGATAGAGGATTTGCAAATATCCATCGGTAACACATTCTTGCCGCTACTAAATAATATCGTAAAAGGCTTAACCGTACTAGCTAACGCTTTTGGTTCGCTTCCTGAGTGGGTAAAGAGTACTATAACAGTAATTGTCGCACTGGGAGCAGGTTTGCTAATCACCGGTGGCATATTTATGATATTTGTCGGTTACTTTGCCAAACTTGCAGCAAGTTTTTTGTGGGTAACGGCCAACGCTCCTTTGTTGATGACTTGGTTGACAAGGCTAACGACTCCAATAAGGGCAATAATACTTTTATTTACCTCTCTTGGATCTGTCGTTTTGCCAATGCTTACAGCGGCAGTAACTGCTTTAGGCAGGGCAATGCTGGCATTTCTATTAACTCCCCAAGGTCTTATTGTAGCCGCAATAGCTATTTTAATTACTATCGGCTATCAACTGCTTAAACATTGGGATGATGTCAAAAAAATTGGAATGGCTGTCTGGAACGGCATTAAAAGCATTATTATCGGTACGGTAAACGCCATAGATGCAAGATTTAGCGGCTTTAAAAGTTTCATGGTGGCGGCATGGAATTACATCACCAAACCGATACAACCTTTAATTGATGCCCTGGGATGGTTATTTAAAAAGATAGACAAGGGTATCGAATGGGTAAGGGGTAAATTGGGCTTACTCGAAGAGAAAAAAAAGGTAGAAGTTGATCCAGCTAAAATTGACAGCGCAAAAATTAAAGCGCAAGAATTGAAGGTACAAAAAGATAAGTTAGCTGAAAATAAAACACCAATACCTGTGGATAGTTCGCAGTTAGAACATGCCGCGTATACTTCTGAGCAGCTAAAAGATAGGCTTGACGGTATCGGAATAGAGCAGGTTGAAATTAAAGTTGATGACAAAGAACTAGCTAAAATTAACTACGAAGAAAGCCAAAAGGCTTCAAAAGAAGCGTATGAGGCAGAGAAAGAAATGATTGAAAAGAGCATAGACTTAGCCAAAAAAGCAAGAGATGAAAAGGTTGAAGCGGCTAAAGATTATGCTGACAAGCAGAAGGATTATTATGATCAGATATACGAAAAAGCTAAAGATAGCTACGCCAAAATAATTGAAGCAGCGGAATTATCAAGGGACGGCGATCTGGCGGCACTACAGGGACAACTGGATTCCATAGATGCGGAGGAAAAGAAGAGGGATCAGGATGCCGAGCGTAGCAGACTGCAAAAGGCGATAGATGAAGCAGAAACCGCAGAAGACAAGGCAAAGGCTATTGCTGAACTTGCCGAATGGACTAGGAAACAGGAAGTAGATAAAAACAAGGAAAGTATCCGCAGTCAGATGGATACCGTAAGGAATTCTTTTGAGCAGAAAAAGAAACTTGCTGAAAATAGTCTGGCTGAGGCCGAAAAAATACACAAAGCAGATACTAATGCACTTGAAACTGAAACGGACATCAAGATAGAAAAAATAGAGTCATCATATGAGATAGAAACAAATTTAGCCAACGAAAATCTTGAAAGAATTAAGAAAACATACGAGGAACAGGAACTAGCTGCTAAAGAAGCATACGAGGCTATAACTGAATCCGTAAATGAAAGATACGATAATGAGAAAGATAAGATAGATGAATTGAAGGGAGAATTAGGCGTTAAAACCAAGGACGCAGACAACGAAGACAAGTCTCCTGATAATTCAGCAAAAGACAAAAACACGGTAACTTACGCAGATGCAATCGTTGCACTAGTCGGAATGATGGCTGATACGGTAAAAGCAACGGTAGATTATTTTACGGAGGCATGGCAAGGCTTTAAGGTATTTTTTACTGATCTATGGGAAAGTATGCTAGAGCCAATGAGGGCAACCGCTGACTATTTCGAAGATGTTTGGAATGGTTTTGGAGATTTCTTTATCGGTCTGTGGGAAGGTATGTGGGAACCTATAAAATCAGTTTTAAATGTTATGATCGAAGGTATAAATTATGTTATTGATGGTTTAAATACCATAAGTGTGTCTACCCCCGACTGGGATATTCTTCCCAATAGCATTCAAAACAAAACTTGGGGAGTGAATATAGCTAATATACCCGTACTACACGGAGGAGGTATATTTAAGGCACCCTTCGGGCAAGTTGAAGGATTGGCTTTGCTCGCGAATGGTGAAAGAGTGATTCCGGAAGGTGAGTCAACTGCGCAAACAGTCAACCACACCGGAACTATACGTGTAGAAGGTGTAAATAATCAGAATCAGCTAATGGGTGCTGTAGATATTATCATGGATCAACTTCGCCGGGAGGTGCGTATCTAGTGGCAAGTTTATACACTTCTGCCGATGTGCTTATTACAGATCGCGTCACCTCCGTTATTCCAGACTACGAAACCCAAGAGGTTGAAAATAAGCTGCTTGATAATTCAATCCATATCCAAACTATAGGCAGTCCGGCGCGGATTTGTGAAGTTGCATTAATTGTCACATCTGTAACCGACAAGAACAGTATAGACGTCTATAAGTCGCTAAAAACGCCCGTAAAAGTCACCGCAGACGGCAATTATTACACAGGCATAATTCGCGGCAGTCCGAAGTGGGAAAAGTTAGCGCCTGGAACTTACAAAACAAGCTTTACCCTGATTGTCTCCGAGGAGGGCACAGTATGAGAGCTTTACCCGCTGATATCCAGGCCCGCATAAACCTAGTTCAGCAAACCATCTACAATAACGCCGATCCGCGTATGGAGGCCGTAATAGTCAAAGCAAACCGTACCCTTGACATCCAAACAATTCGTAGCGGAACCCTGGGTAGCGTTGACTTAGCCCCCAAAATCGTAGTCGATGCCGCAACTGAAATATGGATCGTTGCTGTTGTGAGTGGTCAAGCTGTCGTAAATGTCTATACCTATGCCGAAACGATTGATTTTACTGCGCCTGACAGGACATTCACCCTTGCCACTGAGGAAGTTGATGCGAAGGTCAGGGATGTGTCGATTACCTTCGATGGTGAACTGCCCTGGCTCTTTTGGGTAGAGAGAGGCGTGAGTTATGATAAGATTTGGGCGCTGCAGTGGGACGGAACCGGTACGCAACCGGCAGGTACAGAATTAGTTTCAGTGGCGAGGTGATAATGTGGCGACTACAATTTTAACTCCAGCAGACCTTGATGCAATACGTTCTAACCTTGACGGTGATTACGTCCTTGGCGCTGACATAGACCTGGTAGGATACGCTAACTGGGTGCCTATCGGAACCACAGCAGCACCGTTCACGGGCAAATTAGACGGATCTCCATATACAATATCTAACCTGACAATTGACCGGGCGAGTACGGACAATGTAGGACTTTTCGGCGTATGCGAATTTGATGTTTTGGCTAATGCTCCGAATATAAAGAATGTAAACATCACAGGAGCCAATATTACCGGTCAGGATAATGTTGGAGTACTGGCTGGGAAAATAACAACAACGCAATATACGACAAACGGTTTTAACCTAGCTGAAAATTGTTCGTCGACAGGCACTGTAAGCGGCAGAACTAACGCGGGCGGCCTTGTCGGTTATGCCGAAGGCGTTGAGGCAGGAGTAGACTACGGAGACGAAGATTATTACCGAATCGGCAGAATAGCTTCTTGCTACTCTCTGGCAGCCGTAACCGGATCTGGCGAGAATATCGGTGGTCTTGTCGGGTACCTAAAATATCTCAAATTATACCAGTCTCATGCAACAGGAATTATTGCAGGCGGCGACATAGTAGGTGGTCTAGTAGGGTATTATTTTGACTGCCCTTGTGAGTTTGCTTATGCGACAGGAGTAGTCACCGGAAAAAAATGTGTCGGTGGTTTAATCGGCTATGCTGGCAATAGGTCACTGGTTAGAAAATCCTATGCCGAAGGTGATGTAACCGGCACTGAGATAATTACAGAACCTGAGATTTGGAATACAAGTCTCATCGGTGTCGGTGGACTTGTCGGCTTCATGGATTTTGAGCTAATTGATAGATGTTATGCGCTTGGCGATGTGATCGGTATATATCGTGCAGGAGGCCTGGTTGGTGCTGGCAATAGCGGCGGGTATAGATCGCCAAACATAGCTAATTCCTTTGCCCAGGGCAATGTGTCAGCAACAGGGCATGTTGGCGGCGTAATAGGTTATGTATTTCCCTATTATTTGGACTTTAGAAACGTCTATTGCACAGGCTCTGTGACCGGCAGTAGGAGAGGGGCAATCATTGGCTATCGCGGAGCACCGTATTTCCCTGAAGACCCGATAGGCACCATAACATACGAAACACCGGCATACTACAACAGTGACACAAATACTGCGTCAAATACCCATGGCGGGGAAGGAAAAACTACAAACGAACTAGGAATAGAAACTACATTCCAGGAGGACTGGTTTAGTTTCGACTATTACTTTGTGATCGATCAGGATGAAAGTCCTTACCCGATTCTGAAAATTTTCTACGACCCGCTGGGAATTGTTATTTCGGCTATAAAAGGCAGTGCAACACAAGGTTTGGTTTGTGCTTATGCGATTGATGGGGCGACATATTACCGCAAATTCGATGGTACAAGTTGGGCGGCAGCGGTAGAAGTGACCGAATTGCCTGCCGGTACTGACACGCTGGGTACGTTCAAAACAAACGATGATAGGATAGGGTTTGTTGCCGATGTTGATGGGGTTATGACACTGGCACTCACAGAGGAAGACAGTATGACGATTGAATATACAAAAACGTTACCTCCTGGGACATGCGGAAACTTGATTCAAACAGTAGAAGACGTGCCTAAGATGTATTATGTCAATGCGGTACAGTCAATGTCCAAGAGCGAAGCTGCTTTTTCGAATGACTGGGGAACGCTTGCCTTTGGTGTCGTTGTGAACATGGCCTCAGATAGCTATATTTCGCACCTGATAGCTAAGTATTTTGACGGCAAAACCTGGCTTGCCTGGCGTTCGAGAGGGCAGCACAGAATATTCCCACAAGATGAGACGATAGAGGTGGAAGAGGTATTGGGGCTGGTCAGCGGTAGTATTACGATTCGGCAGGATACGCCGGTTATATCTGTATCCTTGGAAGTCAATGGATTAGGCGGCGATCAATATGTTTAGTGGTGGATTGGGAACAATAGCAGATCCCTATCTAATTTCTAACTTGACAGATTTGAATAATATCAGAAATTATCTAAGCGCACACTACAAGCTAACGGCTGACATAGACGCATCAGAGACAGAGACTTGGAATAACGGCGCAGGTTGGATTCCAATAGGGACATTTAACGGAACAATTGAAGGCATGGGTTATAAAATATCAGGTCTATATATAAATAGAACTTCAGATCAAAGTGGTCTTTTTATTGGTTCTGGAAGTGGAACCGTCCATCAATTAGGACTCGTTAACGTAGACATAACGGGTGCTAATTATGTAGGTGTATTTGGAGGACTTGTTGCAATAGATATTTCAGAATGTTTTTGTACGGGTGCGATAAACGGTAGTTTATACGTTGGAGGAGTAGCTGGTTATCTCTTTACGTCAGGTACTGTCGCTAATTGTCAATCCTTTTGTACCGTTATGGGCACGCAACACGTTGGAGGAGTAGTTGGTAGGGGATATCAGTCACAAATTACTAATTCATACTCAGTTGGTCTTGTAATTGGTTCAACTGATACAGGAGGGATGATTGGCAGCGTAGCATCAGGTGTTACGGTAATCAACTCTTACTGGGACACAGAGGTGTCTGGTCAATCAACAAGCGCAGGTGGGGAAGGTAAGACAACTAGCGAAATGCATAATCAAGCCACATTTATTGATTGGGATTTTGATGGGATTTGGAAAATAGATAATTACTATAACAACCGGTACCCATATTTTGTTTGGCAAAATTTTATAATAAATGAATATATCCCAAATTACCCGCCAGCATCAAAAATAAAACTAAATTTCAAAGCTGGCGACTCAGATCCCCTACTGATGGGATCTTTTTACGTTGACAGGACAAATTTTGCCGTAGGCAGGGCAAATGTGTCAGTGGATGCACGGAATAGTATTGGGAAGTATCTCAAAGACCAGACATTTGATGAGAGAAATGTTTATTCCAAAGTAGTTACTCAGTCATTACTAACCCAAATCCTCACAGGTGCCGGTATAACAAACTATTATGTCGGTCCTGAAACTGCTGAGTTAGGCATGGAATTTTCACCCAACCAGGATATTCTGAGCGGCATTAATGACGTTTTAACGACTGTCCGGGACTGGATGATTCGAGAGGAACCAGACGGCAAGGTAGTCATTGCAGAGCGCACAGATGAAGCGTTTACACAGCCTGGGACGTATACATTTTACCGGAACCGGGACGTATTCTCCAGGTCAGTTACGAAGGATGACAACAACACGTATGGGCGGGTGTGCGTGCATACCTCAGATTTCGCAGTTAAGGCATATAGGCCAGTATCGTCAAATCTGGGCTGGCTACCTCCTGCACAGAAAACGCTATATCAGCAGTGCCCGGATGGTACTACATCGATCCAGGCGGCGGCATTGGCTACTGAGATAGCTGAACAGCTAAGTAACTCTGGTGAGGTAGAAGAATTTGTTGGGCCGATCCGACCGCAGGTGATGCCGGGGGATGCAGCGCAGATCGTCGACGAGGACGGGCCTAATTTGCTGGGTACTATTACAACGGTGACACACAGATTTGGCAAAGATGGGTTTTATACTCAGTTTACCGTGGACAGTGGTGGCAAGATTAATAAACCGCTATTGTCGGACTATTTGAAGCAGATTTCGGCGGGGACGGTTAAATCTAAAATATTATCTTAGGTATACAAAAAGTATACAAGTATACCTATGTATACCTCAGTGAAATCAAGGCTTGAAAGTATACCTCCAAAACGGGGGTTATTTTAATTTAAACAGGAGGTGCAAGATGGAAAACACATTTAAAACTCTAGTAGCAGTAAGTGGGGCAGCGGTGTCCTTTTTCTTCGGCGGTTGGTCAACACTGCTGGGCGTGTTGCTGGCCTTTGTGGTTATGGATTATCTCTCAGGTATGGTGGCGGCTGCTATCGAAGGAGTGCTGTCAAGTTCTGTCGGGCTGAAAGGCATAGCTAGAAAAGTATTTATTTTCGGTATGGTGGCAGTGGCCCACCTAGTAGACACAGCTATTGCTCAGGGACACGTATTCAGGGATGCAGTTATATTTTTTTACCTGTCCAACGAACTCCTGAGTATAGTCGAAAATTCCGGCAGGATCGGACTGCCGGTGCCGGACATTATTAAGCAGGCCGTTGAGATTTTAAAAGGGAAGTCAGGCGGCAAGGAGGAAAAGGAAAATGTTTAGAGTAACAATAGATCCCGGGCATGGCGGAAAAGACCCTGGTGCCATCGGCCCGACAGGAGTGCATGAAGCGGACGTAAATCTGGCAGTAGCGAGAAAAGTAAGCGAACTTTTACAACCGGTGATGACCGCAATTTTGACAAGAGACGCTAATTATGCTCTTGGTTCAAGCCTTGGTGGTGACTTATCTGCCAGGGCGAATAAAGCAAATCAGTCCGGTGCCGATGTTTTTGTTTCGATTCACTGCAATGCTGCTGCTGATGCAACGGCGCATGGCACGGAAACACACTGCTATCCAGGCAGCGTAAAAGGCGCTGTACTTGCTCAATGCTTGCAGGATCGTTTAGTTCCTGCCCTGGGCTTAGCTGACCGGGGAACAAAACAGTCAAACTTTGCCGTTCTTAGGCAGAGTAAAATGCCATCTGCATTAGTGGAGTTAGCTTTCATATCAAATTCAGTAGAGGAAAAATTACTGCAGTCGGAAGATTTTCAGAACAGGGCTGCTATGGCTATCGCTCGAGGGATATGTGATTTTCTTGGAGTAGAACTGCCGGAACCTGCACCGAAACAACCGGGCCAGGAGCAATGGAAGATTGATATTATGGAGGAAGCAAAGAAGGCCGGTCTGATTGTCGGGGATCATAATCCGGATGAGCCGGTTACTGCCTGGTTTTTACTCAAGGTTGCGTTGAACGCATTGAAGGCGAGGGGATAGGATGCCCAAAACAGAGGTTATTAATAATTCCAGTGGTGAGTTTGGCGGGTATTTGATATTTTGTCCGGGCTGTAAAACACATCATTTATTTGACAGTAGATGGTCATTTAATGGTGATTTTGAAAAACCCACATTTTCACCGTCTATGCTAGTTAATCAACATGATTCTGGCTCAAGATGCCATAGTTTCGTGAGTGAAGGGAAAATACAATTTCTTAGTGATTGTTTTCATGAACTGGCGAATAAAACTGTAGAATTGCCTGATATTGATTAGTTAGTTTAGCCCTGGCCTATGCGGTCGGGGCTTTTTATTTTGTCCAACTTTATAAAATAAGTGTTGACTAGGTGTACCACCTGTGGTATACTTATATACAAGAAGAGGGAAACAAAATAACACGGCGGGAGCCGGAGGGAGATAGAATATTATGATAAAATGTAAAAAATGTGGCAAATTATGGGATGATGGGACGGATAATTTTTTGGAGGGTATTGGAGTGGTTGGACTTAAGAGCGATACTAACCTTTGTCCTGATTGTATACAGATCGAAAATAACTTAAATAATACCCAGATTATTTTTGATAACGCTGGTGGGGTTACGCTGCAACTGCCTGGATTTTCGCACTACTATCAAAATCCTAAGCAGGCAGCCGAACACTATCACGATTTTATGGTGGATGGCACTACCGAGGGATGGGACGGACACGAAGAAGAGGCGGCAGAACTGGAACCAGAAGACGAGCAGATCAGGGTAGGCGGGTATAAGGTTTATGGTCACTCAGATATTATGGACGAGTGTGAAAACGATACAAGCACAGCATGGGGCAATATTGATGATTTTTGCACCGAGTTGACAAGGTTGCGTGATGCAAACGGAAACAGAAACATGAAAATTTACAACGGCGAAAACATCAACATCACAATAGTAACAGACCTGGGAGATACAATCATCCCAGCGAAAACCACAGTTGAAGTAGAAATACCTGAGGATGCAGTTCTAAACCTGCACGATGCCAGCATGTACGTGGAGGAGGAAGGCAGTTGGTACAGTAAAACGGAACAATGCGGCACCGGTGCAGACATGGAAATTTACTCGGAAGATATTCTCCTTGACCACGTTAGCTTCACAACAGACACCGACTGGGTTAAGGAAAATGACGAGGAAGTATACGACGTTCTGCATGACATTATGGATGATTTTGTCTCAGACGAGCAAAACTCATGCGACAATGAAGACATGGAAAACTTCGAGGCTGGCAACTGGAAAGTTGAATACCTGTTCCGCGACGGTGAAGCGATATATACAGCAGGGCGCGATGACCAGCATCTGGCTAACCAGGATGGATGGTCGAGAGACAAGATTAGCGACATTGAACCTGAGAAAATTTCTCTTTACAAAAACATGTTATAACACAAAAACCAGGCCCGTTCCGCTCATCGGGCGGGCCGCACAGGAGGACATCATGGGAATAGCACCAGAAAATGAGCGCGTACCGATCACTTTTCCGCGCGAGTTGGCAAAAAAGCTCAGAGAGTTGGCTGAGCTTGACAAAAGAACACTGTCGATGTATTTAACTATTATTTTAGAAAAGCACGTCAAAGAAATTGAAAAAGGTGTTGACTAGGTGTTGCACCAGTGATATACTTATATCAGTAGAAAACAGCCGGGAGAACCGGTTAAGGGGGAAAATTAATGAAATCAGACATCGTCATGCTAGATTATACCGAACTAAAAAATAAAGTTTGGGGTAGTAGTCTTTTGAACGCCAGAAAAGATTTACTCGAATGTCTAGGTCTCGTAGAAGCAGAACCAGACGAAGCTCCAGACTACATTCAAAGAAGAGATTTGTTTTTAGAACTGGCCGCAATTGAGCAAGAAATAGCCAGTTCTAAGTTAAAAAAAATACTAGAAAGACAGGAAACAACAACCTGCCTACGATGCGGTAAGTTATTTCGGGAATGCGAGTGCGATTAGTTCCAACGGCTTGGGGTTAGCCGAAAAAGCCCCGCCAGGAAATAAATCAGAGGGGGAATTTTGATGAATCTTCTAATAAATAACAGAACTTTCGACAAAGGAACCAACCCCGGAGGCGGGGCGTATGTAGAAATATTTATGACAGAAGAGGAAATGGGAAAAGCGTCTACGGGAAAAACGTGTGGCAACGGTCAATATATTTGTGAAGTGCTGTTTGTACCCACAAGGTGGGATGCTAGTTGCCCACGCTACTATGCTGCTAAAATAGACCGGCGCTTAGTAGTAAACTATGGTGTTCCGATGGACGACGGGGAGAACGCTAAGGGAATATTATTTTTGGAAAAACTAAAGGAGTTATTTTCCTGGACAGAATACCGTTCGGAAAAATTAGCTCTAGGAGGAAAATAAATCAGAGGGGGAATTTTGATGGATACTCTTATTTATATATCAAATTGCTACAGAAATTTTGTACCTTGGGCGCAGGGTTGGTTTTTGGCAACAGAGGAAACACTGTGGATGTATACTGAAACAAAAGCTATGTGGGACTGTCACAGATAGTTTAGCCGCCTCCGGGCGGTTATTTTTATTCCACAAAACACGCATATTTTAACCCGTTACCGAATAGCTTTTGAGTAACGCATTAACGAAGTTAAGAGTAACGCAAAAAAGCAGTAGGGCAGTTGTGGCCCTACTGAAAATAGGCTATAATATACCCAACAGATCCTCCCGCGCCTCTTGATAATGCGTACCAGGGGAGGACATTTGTTTTGCATGACGAATTATATTATTATGTTCTTACTGGCACTAAGAACCCAAAGTATATCTACTTTAAGCCTTCGTAGGGCTTATTTTTTGTTCTTTTTTGGTCTTGTCGGCTATGTCTTTGGCGGCTTTGTTGATGTCGTAGCTGTCGCGGTCGCAAGCCTTGTCTTTGTATTTTAAATTCAAAAGAGAAATCACATTATCACCTCAACTGTATTATTAACCTGCAATTCGTAACATATACTATACAGGAGGTGGTACTTTGAACTTTGAGCAAATCCAACTACCGAAAGACTTAGCTCAGACACTGGCTGCCATATATCAAAAGGCGGCAAAGCATAACCCTAAAATTGATCAAGATTCGTTTGTAAGACAGGTAATAATGGAGTGGTTGGAGCCGTATGGGAGGCAAGAAGAAAAAATATCTACCAAAAGAAGCAATGTCATGCTAAAAAATAGTGTCAAGGTAGCCATAGATGCAAGCGGGAAAACTATTACTCAAGTAGCAAAAGAAATAGGCGTTAATCGTGTTTATCTCAGTAAAGTTATAAATGAACAATGTGAGCCTTCGGTGGTTGTTTTGTTATTGCTCTTGGAATCCCTAAGAGTCCCTACTGAAAAAATCAAGGAGCTATTTTACCTAGAACCCGTTACGGCGGAGGAATAAATTACCGCTAAGCGGGTTATTTTTATTGGTTATATCGGACAAGTTGTAGCGAATAAGATTTAATCACCGTATCAAATTAGCTACAAGGGGGAAATGCCGATGATAGTAAAAATAAATGGTCGTGTTGTAAATTATAATACAGCCGTTACTAAGCCTATAAAAAACGATACTTTTTCCTGGAAAAGCGTTACCAAAGAACCCGAAAACGTTACTATTCCGCAAAAACCTGAAACGGCACAGCCAAAAACAGAAACAGAAACTTTACGCGACAGACTGGCCCGTATCCGCGAGGCCGCCAAACGTCACATATTACCACTGACAACGGGCATAAACCTCCTGGCCATGGCCCCGATAAGCACATTAGCAGGGCAATACAGCGTAGCAACTCAGGCCGTACCAGTAGCAGCAAAGACGTATATGGGCATAGCACCGGCACTACAGCCCGTTATCAGTATGTTGCAGGAACTTGCCCTCCCCGTCGGAATCGGTATGGCTATATGGGGGCTTATCGAGATTATCATAGGCAATCCAGGAGGCAAGGACAAAATCAAGTATGCCATGCTTGGCTATATCGGGGTGTTTATCATTCCGTTCTTTTTCTATCAGATCAAGGGTGCCTTGTCGGTGATGCCGTTGGCTATGGGGCTGCTGGGGGTGGCTTAATTGCCTGGAATAGCTGCTTGGTTGGTCGGCATGGGACTAAAGAAAGCTGCCGGTTGGGTAGCTACGTTGGCAGCCGCCGGGACAGCGTTCTACTACTACAGTTTTGAGATCTGCCTGATGGGTGCTATGGTGTCATTACTGTTCTCGATGTTCGGGTTTTCGCTGGCCCGGAAGGGTGTACTGTTTTCGGTGGCGTTGTTTGTAGTGGTGCAGGTATTAGGTAAAGCAATTTAAGGAGGGGTAATTTTGTTAGCTGACTTATGTTATTTCGGTTTAATCTGTATGTGTTTGGGCGGGTTTATTACCGTTATATTTGGCCCGTTTATTAGAAAATTCGGGGGTAGGGTTAAATGAGAAAATATCTACCGTCGCTTCCCTCTGTCCCAGCACTTACCCCGGGTAAGCAGTTGCCCCAAAATAAACCATATTGCCGACATCAGCAAAATGGTCAGCAGGATTACATAGACGCAGAATGGTACGAAACTGAGCAAAAACAGCGTTTTAATCTCCGCAGTCACTACCAGATCGTTGCTCCACCACATCGAGTTATCCGCATCCGGCCGGATACATCGGCCAGGAACTGGTACACCGAGGATATAGCGAAAACTATCACAGATGCTTTTAAAATCCCGTTAGATAGGTTTTACTTTGAGGACGGTTGGAAGCTCCGGTACCGGCAACCTGACCGGGCCACTTGGGAGATAGATTATGCCTCCGACACTATAGATTTTCTACTAACAGTGCCGGGGGATCGGGTAGATAGTTGGGTGCGGCGACTGTCTGGCATTTGGGATAAGTCAACTATCACAGTCGATGATGACTACAGCGAAGCCTGGGATAAAGAAACGACCGTTATCTATGAACTGGTGCTAAGAAAGCATGATATGTATTCGTTGCTTACCGACGCGAAAAACAACTTACCTCTGCCATCACTCCTGCAGGGTGTTAAATCTCTCGAGGTAGGCGACAAGGCAAAAGTTTTTATCCTGTTTGACCCTGTTGGTAGGCTTGACTGGAACGCGACATACCAAGAGGCTTGGGAAATGCTCAGGAACGGCAGACAGCCGATAAAAAGGAACGGTGATGCTCGAGGCTATTTCCGTTTAGGTTTGACCTGCACTGGCCAGCTGATGCAGGAGGTTATGGTCGGTATCGGAGACATGATCAAGTCAGATAAGCAGGAAAATAGGTACGCCAAGAAGGAAGTTGACCCCGAAGCAGGACTGTTTGCTATAGAAAATCTAACCAGCGCCACAAAGCGCAAAGGTGGCATGGGTGCGCTCAGGACTTACCTTTGGATAATCTCTCAGTCTGACGATCAGGGCCGCAGGGAATCGACAGCCAGGACGCTTGCCAGTGCTTTTGCTGACTTGGCCGCTGATAACGAATTTGAGACCCGGGAGATTAAGAATCGGAAGAAGAAGGCCGCAGTTATCGAATCTATGCTGACTAAACGCCTGCCCAAACTGAAATTTAACTACAGTATTTTAAGCACTGCCGAGGCCGGGAAGTTAATTCAGATTCCGGGCCGGGAACTGCAAGAGGATTACCCGCAGGTGCAGGGGATTAAACTCCAGGAAGTCACTCTGCCGGCTGAGCTTTTCGGCAATACCGGTATTCCCTTGGGCAGGGTTACTGACCGTGGAGTCACCCGGGAAGCTAAATTACCTATTCACGACCACGACATTGAGTGTAAAGGAGAGATCAATTATGGCAATATGGGCTCCGGTAAGACAGGGAGGGGGATTGTGCTTGCTGTCAACGGTGTTAAAAACGGGCGGACGGTATTTTTCTTTGATATGGCCGATGGTGCCGCTATTGATGCTGTCCGGGATAGCTTGTCAAGCGATATACCTGATTCAAAAATACTTGACCTAGACTTTGGAGACAAGCACTGGCCAATACCTTTAACCTTGACTGATATAGCTATCCGGGGGAGCGCTGGGGATGAATTAGACGCTTTAGACGCAGCGGAAAAAATGACTGACTACCTGCACACTTTTATAAACCAGTTAGCTTCCAGCGAGTTTTCAGACCGCATGGAGTATTTTCTTAGTCCTGTCGGCAAAGGTGTACTCACAGATCCGCGCCGAGGGTTACTAGACGTGGTGCTGGCTTTATCGTCCCCAGTTTACAGAGAGGAGTTATTGCAGGACCCGGTTATCCAGTCTCAGTCGGAAGTTGTTGACGTGCTTAGAGAGTTACAAGCCAAAGCCGTGAAAGGTACGGATAAAACTTTAGTGCAGCCCATCCTTGACCGGCTGAATTTGTTGGCTGGTAAAAGGACGCTGGCTAACATTTTTCTGCAGCAGGAGAAGCTGAAAGCCGACGGCAAGCCTGTTTTGGATTTTAGGCAGATGATGGACGAAGGAGGGTATTTCGTCGGGTTACGCATCCCCAAAGCAGAGTTAGGCAAAGACGGAGTTAATCGGGTAGCTTCATTCTTGATGGCAAAAATCTGGCTGGCAACATTATCGCGTCTGGACACGGCACAGAAAGATCGCAAACCGTTCTACACAATCATTGATGAGCCCCACAACTGTCTTGAAGGCACGGGCCCGTTGTTGGACGGCGAGATCGGGGTGGAGGCCCGGAAGTACAGAAATAAGATGATTTTCCTTGCTCACAGCGCAGAGCAGTTCGGTAAGTATAAAGCAGGCATTTACGCCGGGGGGCCGTTCTTTAACTTTTTTAAGACGGAGCTACAGAAAACCTTTACTGACCATGCAGAGAAATTAACTCCGTTGGAAGCCCGCAGTCTTTATGAGCAGTTGCCAAAGCGTTGGGTTGCTGCTTGCAAGATGGAGTTGCCTGGTACTGATTCACTACCTGCTTTTATCTGCCACATGACGGCCCCGCCAAAGCCGGTTAAGGATAGGAGCTATCGGCGGGCAGAATGTTCTAAGCAGTTTGGCCGGCACTGGAAAGAGGTTACTGAGTACATTCAGGGGAAACGTAGAATTACCTTGCAGGATGAGGCTTGGCGGGAGGAACGGCAGGCTGAGGCCAAAGCCCAAAAGAAAAGCAAAAAGGGGGATTAGATTATGCTCATACAAGTACCCGCCGCGACAAAGATAGTTGGTTTAATCATGGCTGGCATTATGATGATGTCTGGCTTAAATAATATTAGCGACAATAACAAATCTGTAGTTTATAGAAATGACGGATATTATGAAATTATAGACGAAACCAACAAAAGTATGATCTATACCTATGTTGATATACAGGAAAACCCAAGCGAGCATACAATGGATTGGCTTGACGGAGTTGTGGTATTCAGAAAAGACGGCGAGGTATTGAACTGGGAAGAGTCAGGCATGGGAAGGCACACCGAAGATTCTATCTCTATGTATGAATTGTATGAGAGTTTAGATGTTGAAGAAAAAGCCGTTTTTGATAGCCGCATGGATAGTATGAATACGGTAGAAAAATACGAAAAATTTCTAAAGGACATGAAAAAACAGGCAACTAAAACTAAAGTTGACGAGAGATGGTTCAATAAATAAGCAAAGGCAGGCGGAGGTTAAGGGAGGCTAAGAAGAAAAAATAAAAACTGCTTAATACCCCATTCTTAAAAGAGGATGGGGTATTTATGTATTAGGGTAGGTATTATTGTATTTACATTTACAAAACGATATACTATTAATTAACATACTTCCACTAACAAAAGTTGCTAATTAACTTACAATATTATATAATGTAGTATCCTTAAAATACTGAACATATGTTTGTATTATTTTAATGTCATAATAAGTCGAAATATTATTAGAGGAAAAAGAAAATAATTGTAGAATATGTTTAAAAACATAGCTGTCTATGATAGTTTTTTAAAAATCTTATTATTTTAAATCATTTTTTTCAATAATCCAAAGATCATCTACATGAACACGTTCCCCTAATAAATCGGAAAAAGATTTAGCCACAGTCAATGCAACTTTTAATGATGGTATATAATGACCATTTTCCATTTGTGATATTTGTGCAGGTTTCATGTTTATGTGTTCTGCTAATTCATCTTGTAGAATTTTAGGTATTCTTTTTAATCGATATTGTTTGATTCTGATTTTCATATAGGCTCCTTGGTATACACTAAAATAACTTTAAGTTTTTATTTTTCTATGTATGTTATTACAATACCTTCCTATGACACACCTAGCTTTTATATAGCTAGGTAGTTGATTGGCGTATAAGTTAAATTTATAATATCTTTATCAATCATTTTATTTTATCTAAAATATTTACAAAAGCCCCCTACTATAGAATTAAAGTGTGTTAAAATATTCATAGTTAAGTAATTAAAAAACCGAGGTGATTTATTATTGCAAGTGTCAACAAGATCAAAAAAGATATTAAAACTTTATATTAGTTTAAATATCTTTAAATAAAGGGTATATTTATATACAATTAATGATTTAATCTATCTAAATAGCAACATAAATTCATTTATCGTTTCTTGACCATCATCAAATTATGGAGGTACAAGTTATTGAGAAAAAAATTAGAATCTATTTTGGAAAGAGCAGCTGAACTTGGGATAAAGGGCTTAGTAGAAATGGATAACTTGGGATCTATCATAGAAAAAGAAGAGCAAGAAATCAATAATATGCTTGAATTATCAGATTATATTACTGAAGAAATAATAAACCTGTAGGAATAGCACCTACAGGTTTTGCGTTTATATCTTTTTTATTTATTTTGGATATTGAACGGTACGCCCCGCCTCCACCATCAATATCCAAAAATTTTAGGTAGAAGTGAATGTCAATAAAATCAGTGCTTACAACAACTTTTTCTACATAATTGCCTATGAACTTCTTGCAAGCGTCAATGTCTTTGTCTTCTACGGCCTGACGATGCTGGTTTAAATAATTAATAATCATATCCTCAGTAATCAATGATCTTAAAGCCAGAGTTCGAGACTCTTCTAAACGAGTTTCGAGCATGGCTTTTTTATTTTCCAGTTCATTTAGTTTATCTGAAAAACTTGCAAACGGTGCTCCATTAGCTACAGCCATCACCAGGTTATCAATTTGCTTTTTTGTTTCTTTAAGCTCCGTTTCAAGTAATTCCAATTCTGCATTTCTTTCTGTAGTAGTTTTTTGATTGTATTCGTTAATCTTTTGTACTAATATTGAAACTCTCTCCGGAACAAATATTTCTTGGTAGAGTTTGTCCAATACGATATTCTCAAGAATTTCTTTCCGAATGCGTGGGTTACTACAATCTTTTTGTCGGTTACGTTTATTGCACTCATAATAAGAGTATCTTACGGTTTCGGTTTTTGTTTTGTAGGATCCGCTATTTCCTACCATGGCAGCTTCGCATTCATTACAATAAACTAAGCCTTGTAGTAAATAATTAACTTTTGCTTTGTTCCTGGCTTTAGCATGTTTACGCGTATCCATCTTTTCTTGCACCCTCTCAAATAAGTCTTTGTCAATGATTGCCGGAAAGGCATTTTCAACTTTTATAATTTCTTCCTCTGATTTTGATTTATGGTTATTTCTTTTTCCGTCAGATTTACTGGCACTTCTGTTATAAAGATATGTCCCAATATATTTCTCATTACGAAGAAGTTCGTATAGACTATTTTTAGCAAATTTACCACCAAGCTTTGTAGTATAACCCCTTAAATGTAATTCCTTTATCAGGGTACCATAACCTAATCCTTGATCATAAAGTTCAAAAATCAATTTAACGGCTTCAACTTCTTTAGTATTAGCACTAATAATATATTGCTTTGTAGCAGGGTCTACGTCCAATCCTAGGGGTGGACGACCACCATTATGCTTACAGCTCCGGGCATTCTCTTTTAGCCCCTTCATGGCCTCCCTAGCCAGGTTCTTGGAGTAGTATTCAGCCATTCCTTCTAAGAGACTTTCCAAAATAACACTTTCCGGGCTATCGTCAAGTTTCTCGGTGATGCTTATAAGCTTAACCCCTGCCGTTTTTAATTCTCTTTTATAGAAGGCACTGTCATATCTATTCCGGGCAAACCTGTCCAACTTATGGATTAGTATAACCTCAAATATGCCTTTATTTGCATCGTCTATCATTTTAAGAAAGCCAGGCCGATTATCGGTTGTAGCGGATCTGGCTTCATCAGTATATATTTTTACTATAGAAATATTATTTGCCCGGGCGTATTCTTTTATTTCATACACCTGGGCATCTATAGATTCTTCTCTTTGGTTGTCTGATGAATACCTGGCGTAAATTACTCCCCGTAACACACTACTCCAACTCCTTGATTATTTTTGTTACTATTCCTACTATCTCTAATTCCCTTGGCTCTATCGTTTTATACTTTGAGTTGGCTGGTTCCAATACCGGAAGTCCGTTTTTAATATAAAATCGTTTACAGGTTACTTCATCACCTATTCTTGCAATTATAGTTTGTCCCATTTCTGCTGTAGGTTGCTTACGAACCAATACTAAATCACCGTGCTCAATACCTACGTCAAGCATACTATCTCCTTTGATACGCAAGGCAAATGATTCATTATTGTAAATTGACATTGGGAGAGGATAGTTACCTTCAAATATTTCAGGATGTAAGTTTGGTTCGCCAGCTGGTACCTCTCCTAAAATAGGTATTTCCTTTATTGTTTTAAGGTCATTGTAATCTTTCTTTAGCTGTTTTAATTTATCTAATCTCTGAACTTTTTTGTAAATAGGGTTACCTTTATCGAAGAAAAAGGTTATTGGTACATCACCATACAATGCTATGGTTTCAAGCATCTTGTAAGATGGATTCCTTTGATTCGTAATGTATTTATGGAGGCTTGAAGGACTTATTTCGTGCCCTGTCTTTTGCTCAATGGCCTTAGAAAAATCAATATAACTAAGGTTATTTCTTATTTTATCGATTTTGCTTCCTAAGTCCATAAATTTAACACAACCTTTTTTTAAAGTAATTTTAAGCAAATAATAGATATATTGATGATGGTAAAAATAAACACAAAAAATAAGCAAATATAGGCTTAAATGTACTTTGCGTCTATGTGTACTATTAGTCTATACTATGTGCAGGACATGTACTCTAAGTATATACAGGTGGTGATAAAATTATGCATACGCAAAAGATAAATATTAAAAATAATATTAAAAAGCAAATACTCAAAATAAACAGCACTCAATCTAACAAAATAACGATTGCAGGACTTGCTAAAACTGTAGGTGTGACACCTGACCATTTATTCAAAATAATTCGCGGTGATCGTTTCCCATCAATGCAGCTACAATTTAAAATAGCACAATGTCTACAGTGTGAAGTAGGGGATATTTTCATGCCTGAAACGTGTACTGAGTACATAGACAAGTGCGTTTGAGCAACAAAAACTTATTAAAACTATATACTAAATGTATACGGTTTGTCAACTAGAAGGTGAATCTATATGTTATACGACGCCACAGCAATCGTCAGAATCGACAGGAAAACAGGTAAAGAAATTAGCACTACTTACGCTAACATTCGACCTTCCACTGGTTCGTTAGAGGACTATTTAGCCCCAGCAACTGAGTATCTGGCTAAGGTGCTTCGTAGGGACGCTCACACATGTAACCAAAATTTAAGGGGTGATGAAGATAGCTAAATTAGCCCTTAATCCAGAATTTAACCTTTATGAACGTAACGGTCTGGTCTTTTGTAGTAGTCGTCAGGTAGCGGAAAGTTTTAATAAAAGGCATGACAATGTTCTACGGGATATAGAAAATACCATAGATTCGCTCCTCAAAATTGAGGAGTCAGATTGGAAAAACAACTTCATTGAATCATCCTACAAAGAGCGCGGAAAGAAATACCCAGAGTATCTATTATCCCGCGACGGATTTACCCTTTTAACTATGGGTTTTACTGGGGAAAAGGCACTTAGATTTAAAATTGCCTATATTAAACGCTTTAACAACATGGAAGCCTTCATCAAATCATTACTTGCAACTAAAATAGAATTTCCTGCTTTTACCGATGCAATTATGTCAGCTCACGAAGAACCAAAGCACTATCATTTTTCAAATGAAATTAACATGATTTACCGCATTGTGCTGGGCATGGATGCCAAGAAGTTTCGAGAAGCTCACGGCATAGAAAAAGGAGCAGTGATTAAGCCACATCTAACATTAAATCAAATCCAGGCTGTAGAAACATTGCAACGCTGTGACATTGGGCTTATCCTAGCTATTTCAGATTTTCAACAGCGGAAAAATGCTTTAGAAAATCACTTTAAAAAAATAGTAGCTAGTAGATGCAAGTTAATTGCTACAGCTTAAACCTAATAGGCACAGAGGGGCAGGTAATTATTATGCTCGTAATCGTTAAATACACTTCCAGGCGGGATACCTTAGAAACTATTAAACGTGAAGTCATCGGGCAGGTGCCTGGTAGCTTTGATGAGCAAATTGATGGGCTGGCACGGTTTTATGCAAACCGTCTACGTGGTTTGGCGAAAGGGGAAGATGTAAGTGAACATCTACAGACAGGCCCGGATACAGGCAGGATTTCGAAGTAGGTTGGAGGCAGCGGAGCATATACCCATCGGGGAAAGGACACTGGCCCGTATAGAGGGCGGTAAAAAGATTCCCAGCCCCGATGAAGTAAGCGCAATGGCTAAGGTTTACGGTCGAGAGGTTGCTTGTAGGTACTGCGAAAATTGCCCGGTCAAACATGGAAATTACGGATAGGAGGTTTACTGAAATGCCAGACAACACTCAAAAACTCTTTGAAGCACTTCACAACCACATAATGCGGAGCGCTAAGTTCTGGGCAACAAATAAAGGTGACACGGATTATTACCAAGGTGAAGTTATGGGAGCGATAGGGGCCTGGTTTGTAGTTGCAATTCATTTTAACTTGGATAACTACAATGGGATTTACGAAGAATACAAGGCTATGGTTCTGGGGCCTAAATAAGTAAAAGGCGGTGATATTTTGAGTGATTCCAAGCCTAAATTATTAATTACAGTTGAGAAAAGTAACTCAGGATATAAGCCAGCATTGGTAGACAGTGAAACGCACTCGATACTTAAAGAGTTGAGCGTTCAGACCGGTGTCCCAACGGTCAAGCTTATTGCTAAAAGCGTTAGGTTTGCGATGGATTATATAGTTGTTGTGGGTGAAGGCAATACCGATCAACTAGGTTGTTAAAGGAAAATTAATAACTAATAAGGAGTGTTAAAAAGATGTTGTATAAACTTATAGCTTTTAAAGGCACTGTAAAAGAGTTTCGTCGGTGGCTTAGGTTAAACAGGTTATGGATACAACAACACTAACCGCCTACGACCCTGAACTGTATGGTAATCAGGGAGAACCATTTACCGACTATGAAGTTGAGTACCTTTGCAAATATTACGAGATTGATGGCTCAGAAATCATGTCTTTAGCTCTGGGCAGGACGGTACCTGCTGTGAAGAGCAAGATAAAAAAGTTACGCAAGCAAGGCAGTTTTGATTATTACAAAAATCTGAATAAATACTGGTAGAGTGTGGCCGGGATTTTGGGCCACTTAAAAAATAATCTTTTATGTTGGAAACAAACACCTCTCTAGTCTATGTATACTAGATAACCTGGGAAATATGCCAAACATTTGCGGAGGTGATCTTGGTTAAAACCAAAGGTGATAAAGTCAAAGCAGAGTTGACGAAAGAAAAACTCAGAGAGCGACTTGTTAAACAAAAATTAACTTTAAACCAGGTGGCGCAACAATATGGAGTAAGTAAAAGTTTCATATCGCGCCTGGTGAAGTTGCACAAAATTGACATAGTTAAGGAGCGTAAATGCTTTGAAGAATTCAACAGTAACGGTAAGAGGATAAAGTCTATAGTCGATGGTACTTACGGTAGCTTGAACACAACTAAAAGATTTAAGAAGTAATTGGGAGGGGCGAAAGTTGGGAAAAACAAACTCACGTATCCAGCGCTTAGAAAGTCAACTCCTGCGGGTGAAAGCCGAATTAAAGGACCTTCGTGAAACAGCTGAAGTACAAGGACGAGTTTGCATTGACCAGGGGAACCGAATATCTCAAGTTAAAACTGATATTAAGTGGCTTAAAAGTAAAGTTTTTATATTAAATACCTGCTACAAGTCTTTACTCGAAAGGATTTATCGAATAGAGAATCAGACTGTTTGGGGTAAGTGTTGTAACTGGTTAGCTAAGAAAGCAGGTTGTTGATGTACAAATACCCACGCATTAAGTTTGCTGACACCAACACTGTAGAACAGCAATTGCAGCACATCTTATCCGAAGTCACTGAGGCGATAAAAGCCTTCAACGAAGGTATGCTTGGCGATATGGATGTTGAACTACATGACATTGGGCAGAGTGTTGAAACACTTCAACGTATGCGAGAGGAACAGAGCGGTGTGAGTATTGAGGAAGGCAGGCAATTTATGATCAAGAAGAACCGTGAGAGGGGATATTATGATAGAAAATAAATGGATGCCACATGCCGTTAACATCGCTAACTTAGTGGCAAAGAAGAATAAAAAATATGGTGACTCTTACGCAAAGTCGGAAGCTTACCTGCAACTTCTTTTTCCTAGCGGAATTGAGCCAGAGCAATACGGCAGGATGCTGTTTCTTGTTAGAGACTTTGACAAGAACATGAGATACGCCACTGAGCCGGATTTGCAAGAAGAAAACCCGGTTGCAGATAAACTTGGGTACTGCTTGCTTCAGTTAGAGATTGATGTCCAGAACATACCTGCTGAACGTAACTGCGATAACTGCAAACACAAAGTTGTAGGCAGTGAAGATTACCCCTGTAACGCTTGTGATGGCTTTGACTGCTGGGAATCTGAACAGGGAGGTGCTGTTATTGACTCCGAAGGAACGCTGGAAGCAGCTTGTCCAGGAAAAGAGGGAACTGATTAAGTCCAAATGTGGGACATGCTCAAGCGGTGCCAAGACTATCAGTTGTGGAATAGTTTGCCGTGAAAACCCTGTAATATCATTTGACTGTAGACATAACGAATTTGAATATCACGATTTACGGAAGGAAACAGCTATATGAAACACGGAAAAAATCCTACCCGTAAACAGAAAGAAATAATCAAAGCAAGCAAATTAAACCCGAATAACTGGTTAGTTGTTAAAGATTTACCCGGTGAGTTGCACATAGTGCATAGAGTAACACCAGGTAGAAAAATTATTAAAACTTAGGAGGGTTTTATGTGTGGAAAGAAGGTGGGTATTATCAGGTAGGTTTTAATCATGGATTTATTGGGGTGGCCAGGTGTTTACCAAGTGATCCAGTAGACAAGCAGCAATATAGGACAGGCTATCAAGACGGCACAACCAGGGCAAAGCGTAGACAACCGCTTGTTAGGATGCTACAGGCTGTGATGAAAGGAAACAAAATGCTGGAGGTGTGATATACGAATTCACAGGATTTTATGTTTAGACAGACATTGCCATATGAAATGAAAATAGAACACGCAAAGCTCATAGCTCGTGAGTTTTATGAAAAACTGGGTGGTAAGGTTTACTGTTCGGTTGGTGGACTAGACAGCATCACTCTCTTATTATTTCTGCAAAAACACGTTAATAAGGACATTCCTGGGGCGTCTGTATCTGCTTTAGAAGACCGAAGTATACAAAAAATACACAGACAGCTTAGTAATATAGTCTTTTTAAGGCCTGGAAAGTTAAAAACGCAGGTTATAAAAGAATTCGGCTATCCTGTCGTGAGTAAAGAAAAAGCCAAAAAGATAAGTATACTTCAGATTCCTGACAGCCCAAAACAGACCTTTATTCACGCTATTATGACTGGTGATATGGGTGCTCAGGGAGGATTTAAGCATAGTAACAAAATCAAGCTACCTGAAAAATGGATAAAATTATTCGGGGGGCTGTATAACCACCACAGGCCGGAATTAATTTGCAAAACAGCGCCATTTAGGGTTAGCGCAGATTGTTGCTACCATATGAAGGAAAAACCATGTAATGATTTTGCTAAGAAAAATAAGCTTTTCCCGTATATGGGCCTAATGGCTTCAGAGGGAGGACAAAGGGAGAAGGGGCTACGGAAAAACGGTTGCAACTATTTCGGGAAAACAGTTACGCGAAGTTGCCCGTTTGCGATATTCTCAAAATCCGATTTACTGAGATTAGCTTTAGAATTAGATGTTCCGGTACCTGAGATATACGGAGAAATAGTTCTACTGCCGAACGGAACTTTGGACACCACGAGGGCAAAGAGAACCGGCTGCACAATGTGTGGCTTCGGCATCCATATGGAAAAGCGGCCGCATAGATTCGATAGACTCAGAGAAGATTCACCTGCTGAGTGGAATTTTTGGATGTACAAATGGGGCTGGGGTAAGGTACTGAACTATATCGGGGTTGGTTGGGAAGACAAAATTAGTTAGGAGGTATAGAAATATGTATTTAAGAAAACTGAAAGAATGTTTACCCTTGATTGGTGGTGTCGATATAGCTGTTAACCAGGATAAACCTGTAAAGAAATTTATTAAACTTATGCACAACCACCCCAGGACAGCAGCCGGCAAAAGGATTGTTAGTAAAACTGAAATAAAGAGGCGTAAAAGGAAAATGGCTAAAGCGTCTAAGCAGAAGAATCGCCGGTATGCTTAAAAAACTTATCGAAATACAAAACCTTCTGCAGCACCAGTGGGAGATTCTTGATCAAAGTAAACTGCCGGTTGAGATAAAGGCGTATCTGGACAAAGACAATGTATCTGCAACAATGCTTGTCAGGCAGCTGGTTGACGAGGTTGAAACCAATATTGCAGTGGCTGGTTGGACTAAAGGGAAAGGTAAAGTGAGGTATACAGATGGCGGAGAGGTGGAACTTACAGTATATCGTAATCCTGATTTTGCGGGGGTTATGATTCACCGCGAACTTAATAAATCCACTTACACGGTATCACATGAAAAGAGCGGATGGCGTTTAACCACCAGGGATTTTAAGTCTATGAAAACAATCGTTAAAGCCGTAACTAAATGCATGGCGGGTGTGGACTGGACGCAAGATGGCGAGGCTTTAAAAAGGGATAAAAACGCCGGAGATGCGTACAAAGCGCTAAAAGAAGCATAGTAAGTTTATCGGTTTGGGGGCGACCCGTAAAACCCCAAGAGTTAATTAAGAGGGTGGTTAAAACATATCAGAAGTTACTTAGTAAATTAGGTTCAGAAAATTTTTGGGACCTGATATGCAAGGCTTTCGCTGAAAGACTAATAACTTACGAACAATTCAGGGAACTCGAAGAACTTAATATTATAAGTTATATGTACTAATTTAAGGAGGTGAAAAAGATAAATGGTAGGTAAAGAAATCAACGTTTTAGAACTCGCAAAAGGCGCAATCCAGGAGCAGATTACAAACGAGCTGGGCCGGGTTTTAAATAACTTAGTTGATCCGAATACCAGCACCAAGGACAAAAGAAAGTTAGTCGTTACTCTGGTTTTCGAGGTAGACGAAAACAGGGAAAGTGTGGCATGTTCAGCACAGGCAAAAGCTACTTTAGCACCGGTCAAGCCTATTTTGACCAGACTGAACCTTGACACTGACCGCAAAGGTAACGCTGTGGCGGTTGAATATGTCAAGGACAGTCCTGACAGTAACAAGGCAGAAATATTTCAATTGAGGAGTGTGAACTAATTTGAGTTTAAATAGGGATGGGCTGCAATATCTAATGTCGTTGAAAGAACTTGAAACAGTTGAAATTGATGGGTTGAAGTACCAGACCAAAACACTTTACCGTGTACCTGAAGTATCACCCGAACCGTTTACCACAAAGTCGTTGCTCAGTATTGTTGATTTAATCAATAAAGAATATGAGCACAACAGGCTAAACGGTTTAATTATACACGTTGTTGGTCCGGAGTTGGTAGAAGTACATTCCTGCTTGAGAGATGACTTTGGAAGGTTCCTTCTGTACGTAGCCAAAGCCGAAATACCTGCACAGAAGTTAGGCATGTATACCGACCTCGAAGACATGATTATCAGGCTTAAATCCACTTTTGTAGAATCGGAAGCTAGGGATGCATTGGTCAAGCTGCTTGGTGGTGTCGTTGAAGAAGCAATTAAGACTAGTACCGATGATGGAATAACCCAAACGGTTACTGCAAAAACTGGCATTGCTACTGTTTCGAAGGTAACTATCGACCCCATTGTTAAGCTGGCTCCTTACAGAACCTTCATTGAAGTAGAGCAACCCGAGGGCGAGTTCCTGTTACGCTTGCAGAATGGTCCTAAAGCAGCCTTGTTTGAGGCAGACGGGGGTGCTTGGAGGATGCAGGCACGGAAGAACGTTAAGTCCTATTTTGAGGACAAGCTTGCTGACCTGATTCTTTTGGATAGATTGATTGTGACTGAGTAGTTAGCTTAGGAGGGTATAAGTACATGAGATTAGTTAGTATTGTGGGCGTTAATCACCTCATCCAACCTAACATCTTAGATGTGGGTGATAAAGTTATACTGGTGAAAGAACCTGAAAACGCCTATGACTTGGAGGCAGTTAAAGTGCTGTTTAGTGATAAGCACGTTGGTTATGTAGCTAACAGCATTAAAACCGTTATGCGTGGTTGCTGTAGTGCCGGTAATATCTTGGACCGCATTGGTGTAGGGGGTAAGAATGCTGAAATAATTCTTAAGTACGAAAACGGACTGATTGCTTTGTTAGATAAATAGCTGATTGGTTTCGTGGTACTAACTTAAGGAGGTGCAAATCTTATGTAACCACTAAGTATCTCCTCAACACTTATAAACTTACAGAAATTAAAAAGAGCGCCTCGGTCCGTTGTCGCGGCTAGAGGCGCCAACAAAAAAATACCCACACTAATTATAACGGAGGTTTACCTAAAATGAAAATAACAGTTGATTTGAACGTAAACATAAACGCTTTGGGACTATGCGAAGCACTTAATAACTTGGCCAGTGCTATGTCTAATGTTCCCGTACCTCGGGTTACTATAACTTCTGCCATAGATGATACATCTAAGTCCGCTGATAAAACTAAATCTGACTTTAACTTTAAACTAGCTGACGCTGCAGGTGCTACTGATAAGGCAGAAAACGCTGATAAGCCTGTTACTGCCGAAAACTCTGAGCCTGCTGCTGGCAATGGTGTAGAAACTTCTACAGATAAACCGGAAACGGATGTCAAGAAAGATACTCCGGTAATCGCTCTCGATGATGTGAAAACTAAGCTGGGGGCTCTTGCCCAAGCAGGTAAGCAGGCAGCTGTCAAAGCACTGATACAAAGTTTTGGTGTTGCTAAAGTATCCGATGTGCCGACAGAAAAATTACATGACCTGTGGGTTGCAGCGGAGGCACTTTAATATGGCACATGCTACACTTTCCGCTTCGGGAGCTAAACGTTGGATGTCATGTACCCCTAGTGCTAGGTTAGAACAGCAATTCCCAAACGAACAAAGCGAATACGCTGCAGAAGGTAGTCATGCCCACGCTATAGCTGATTTGAGGCTTGGTAGGCAGATAGCTAATAGTATCAAGCCTTCAGCGTTCAAAAAGAAGCTGGCTGAGCTTCAGGCTAATCCTATGTACTCTGCTGAGATGGGTGATTATGTAGACGATTATGTTAGTCAAGTATCTGAGATTTACATGGCTGCTAAGTCTAAATATCCTAGTACGTTAGCACTACTGGAACAAAAACTTGATTATAGCAAGTGGGTACCTAAAGGTTTTGGCACTGGTGACGTGGTTATTATTTCCGATGGAGCCATCGAGGTTATTGATTTGAAGTATGGTAAAGGTGTACCTGTTAGCGCTGAAAACAATCCACAAATGAGGCTGTATGGGTTAGGTGCTATTGATACTTACGAAATGCTGTATGACTTCTCTGTAGTCAGAATGACCATTATTCAACCTAGACTTGATAGTACATCAACTGAGGAACTGACTGTGCAAGAACTGCTTGAATGGGCAGACGCTGAGGTAGTACCAAAGGCAAAACAAGCTTTTGCCGGCGAAGGTGAATTTTGCGCCGGTGAACATTGCAGATTCTGCCGGGCTAGATTTACCTGTAGAGCCAGGGCTGAAGAAAATTTGAAGCTCGCACAGTACGAATTTAAAGAACCGCCGCTTTTGTCACATGACGAGATAGCAGAAATCCTAGGCAAGATTGCTGAACTTCAAAGCTGGGTTAAGGATGTTGACGAATACGCATTAGACCAAGCTGTTAACCATAACGTTAAGTTCCCAGGTTGGAAACTTGTCGAGGGTAGGAGCAAACGGACAATAACCGATCCTATTGATGCCGCTGACAAACTCATAGTAAGTGGTTTTGCTGATGATTTGATACACAAGCCAAAAGAAATGCTTGGTATTACAGCACTTGAAAAATTGATAGGTAAAAAGAAATTTAGCGAGCTACTTAGTGATTTGATTGTTAAACCGGCAGGCAAGCCGACACTCGCGCCGGAGAACGATAAAAGGCCGGAGATTTCCAGTGTTGCTTCGGCAGAAGACGATTTTAGCAGCGTTTTGGATTAGAGGTGAAACAATTTGTTTAAACCATGGAATAAACCCGTACGTGTATCTTACTCAGACCAAATGAAAGGCTACGGAATTACAAATTGGATGGTTGGAACCGGCCGCTATCCATGGTCGCCTTGGCTACAACTGCATATCGGCGGATTATGCATCCAAGTTAAGTATTACGTTCTGACATTAATTTTGATAGTAGGTAGTTTTTTCTTAGGTGCCACGTTATGAGTGATTGGAAATGTCCTGAAGGCTGCAAAGGTGTACCTGCCTACGGCTACGAGTGCCCCGATGATTTGTTTCCGGATGAGCCGTGCCCGCTTGGAATACTAGAAGAAGACGACGAAAAGGAGAAATGCAAATTGTCAACACAGCAAAAAACAGTTAGTACAAAGGTTGTAACCGGTAAAGTGAGATTATCCTACCCGCATTTGTTTACGCCTACTAAGATCAACGACGAGGGCGAGGAAAAATATTCAGCCTGTCTGTTGATTCCGAAGTCTGATGTTGAAACTTTACGCAAAATTAAGGCTGCAGTTGAAGCAGCTAAACAGGAAGGTATTTCTTCAAAATGGAAAGGCAAACTGCCGGGAAACCTTAAGACCCCGCTTCGTGATGGCGACACTGAGAGGGAAGATAGTCCGGAATACGCAGGCCACTACTTCTTGAATGCCAGTAGTAAGCAGAAGCCTGGTATCGTGGATAAAAATGTTCAGCAGATACTTGACCAGTCTGAAATTTACCCCGGTTGTTACGTCCGTGTAAGTTTGAACTTCTTTCCGTTCGATGCTAAGGGAAACCGAGGCGTTGGTTGTGGGTTGAATAACGTGCAGAAATTTGCAGACGGTGAGGCACTGGCAGGTAAGAGTCGTGCTGAGGATGATTTTGACGCTGTACAGGATGGTTCTGAGGATGACTTCCTAAACTAAATAGTTAATAAGCAGGCGGGTAACAAAACCGCTACCCGCCTGTGATGAAAGGATTTGAACTGTTTGGAGCCTCCTAAAGAATTAAAAATAATAATCAATGAAATGTCTAATCTGCTGGCTAAGGTGGCAGATCTAAGCGATAAAAACCGCCATTTTGGTGCTAAAGATATGATGGGCCGGGTTGTTAAGAACCTTGAAGATAAATTACGTGACAAGATGTTTCATATGGGCGGTTCGCATGAATGTAGTTCTAAAGCATACCTTGAACCTATGAAGCACGAAGCTAGGTTTCTGGAAGTCCTGATATCTGAATTTAAAGACTGGTGCAATAGATTGCCTTGAAAACTAAAGTAGTTCATTGCAAACGTAAAAAGTTTGATGTTTACATCGGCAGGCCATCAAAGTGGGGCAACCCTTTTCTGATTGGTAGGGATGGATCCCGGCAAGAGGTTATTGGCAAGTACGAAAAACACATCTTGTTGAGACCGGATTTGCTGAATGATCTACATGATTTGAAAGGAAAGACGCTTGGATGCTGGTGTAAACCAAAACTTTGCCACGGTGATGTTTTAGCTAAATTAGCTAATAGTTTGGGAGTTGATAAATTGAGAGAGTGGTATGGTAAAGGTTGCAAACATCAAAATTGTATGTTTGAGAAGGATTTAGATGGGGTAGAAGATCGTTCCTCTCCTGTATTAGTTTTTTGTAACCATCCGCTGAATACTGATGATTGTGAAGGAAATTGCAGGTTAAAACTATGTCCTATTAAAGATCAATATATGGACGCACTAAGTTGTAACATCCCTTGTAGTATGTGCGGTTTTGAGGATAAATGTAAATCACTAACTTCCGCTATTCACGAACTTAGACGAGATAATGAGAAATTATCAGGTAGCGATGTATTAGTCGATGTTAAGAAAATAGCTCAAGTCACTTTTGCGGGAAATAACGAAGTCAAATATGACTTCTTCACTGACTTGGATCTAAAGATTGATGACCCGGTTGTGTGCCATACTGTGAGGGGGTACGGAGTTGCTAAGGTTGCCGGGTTTGTTGAGACTTCTACCAAGGCAAAGGACTGGATTGTTCAGAAGGTTGATGTGGATAGGTACAAAGCACTCGTTGAGCGTGACCGGCAGGCTAGAGAATTGGAAGATCTGTTGAGATGAAACCTAGATTCTTTTGCGTTATCGGGAATAGGGATCATCTAAAAATAAACGGGGTTAAAGAACCAATTTGGAAATATATTAATCCTTTTCCGGAGCAGTTTTTAACATCCCTTATCTATAGTAAAAATTTACCGCTGCCACCTCATGCGAAACAAATATTTTTTGATTGCGGTGCCTGGAGTTACAAGCATCTACCGGAACCGAAATGGGGTCCGGCAGGGTGCGCTGCTATGTATAGGAAACTAGCCTGCCCTGGTGATATGGTTGCTTCACCTGACCACATGGTTTTAAGGAACCATACGCCAGAGGAAGAACTGTACAGACTCAATATAACTTTAGACAATGCGAGAGAGTTTATAAAGTTAGTTCCTAAGGGTGTAATACCGGTTGGTGTAATACACGGCAATAGTTTGGATACACGCCTTATGGCGGCTCAGGAACTCTTAGAGATGGGTTACAAATATCTAGCCATAGGTGGTGTGGCCGGTAGAGCCGGGGCGAAAAAATATATCCATTCTGTACTAGAAGCGGTATGTAAACTAAGACAGCAGCAACCTTTCAAAATACACGTCTTAGGTATTTCATCAATCCGTTGGGTACGGGAGTATAAGCAGTACTGCATAGACAGCTTTGACGGAAGTTCAATGTTTTTTAGTGCTTTTACTGGAGCGAGTTACTACGCTTTAGACCTCAGTAGTGGTGGTGGCGGCATTAAAAAATACAGTGTTAAAGAATTAGCTAAAGAACAAATACCGATATGCAACTGCCCTGCCTGTGAGGTTATCCGTTCGATAGGTTTAGACACAAGAGAGATGGGCAGTAACGAGCGTAACATGGGTAGGGCCGTTCACAATATTAACGTATACCTTCAGGCTTTAAAGGAAGTGACCAATTGACTATTCTCAGTATAGATTTAGAAACTTTTAGCAGTGTAGATATAAAAACCTCGGGTGCCTACAAATACGTAGCTTCGCCGGATTTTGAAATAATCTTGTTCGGATTTGCTTTTGATGATGATCCAGTCCAGGTTGTTGACCTGGCCAGCGGCGAGTCACTACACAAAGATGTTACAGATGCTTTGATTGACCCGAACATTATCAAAACAGCCTATAACGCAAATTTTGAACGGCTATGTATTAACGAACACCTATGGTTACCAGTTGATCCTATGTTTTGGCGCTGTACGGCAGTTCATGCGTTAACTTTAGGGCTGCCTGGAAGGTTAGAGGATGTTGCTAAGGTGCTGGGCTTGGAGCAGCAAAAAGACACGGCAGGAAAGGCGCTAATTAAATATTTCTGCACTCCTTGCAAACCTACAAAAGCCAACGGTAGGAGGACAAGGAACCTGCCTGAACATAGCCCGGAAAAATGGGAACAATTCAAGGAATACTGCAGGCAGGACGTTGTTGTAGAACGTGATATAAGAAAGAAACTTGAGAAGTTTCCCGTTCCTGAACACGAACATAAACTCTGGTGCTTAGACCAAAAGATTAACGATACAGGGATTAAGATAGACAGAAAGTTAGTTGAAAACGCCATTGAGTGTGATCTGCAGTTTCAAGCACGAAAAACAGAAGAAACTAAAAAGCTGACAGATTTAGACAATCCGAATAGCGTTGCGCAACTTAAAAACTGGATATTTGAACAAGAAGGTATAGAGGTTGACAGCCTGGATAAGGAAACCGTAGCAGAACTGATTAAAACCACTAAAAATAACACGGTTAAAAAGATGCTGATATTACGTCAAACTATGGCTAAAACCTCAGTAAAGAAATATGACGCTATGATAAGAGCCGTCAGAGAGGATGGCAAGGTCAGAGGTTTGTTTCAGTTTTGCGGTGCTAATAGAACCTGGAGATGGGCTGGAAGAATTGTTCAGTTTCAGAACTTGCCCAAAAACAGTATGCGTGACTTGGACATGGCGCGTAATTTCCTACTATCGGGTGATTATGAAATACTGGAAATGTTGTTTGATAGCGTCCCAAATGTCTTATCCCAACTAATTAGAACCGCTTTCATCCCGTCTGCTGGTTGCCGATTTATCGTTTCAGATTTCAGTGCAATTGAAGCCCGAGTTATAGCTTGGCTGGCCAGTGAACAGTGGCGCATGAAAGTGTTCAGGACACACGGCAAGATATATGAAGCGTCTGCTTCCCAAATGTTTAAGGTTCCCTTGGAGTCTATCACGAAGGCAAACCCTTTGAGGCAAAAAGGTAAGATCTCTGAGCTGGCCCTTGGCTACCAAGGCGGCGTTGGGGCATTGGTAACAATGGGTGCTTTGAAAATGGGTTTGACTGAGGAAGAACTGCCTGAGTTGGTCAGTACCTGGAGGGCAGCTAATCCAGCCATAGTGCGCCTGTGGAAAGATGTAGAGAAGGCAGCCATATCAGCCGTCAAAGACAGGAAGGTAGTGCAACTGCAGTACGGCGTTACGTTTAGTTTTGAGTCAGGTATTTTGTTCATCAAGCTACCATCGGGCAGGAGATTGGCGTATTGCAAAGCAGCAATTGAAAACGACACACGATTCAATAGACCAAAATTGACTTACTGGGGCATGGATCAAGTGAAAAAGGTTTGGTCGAAGGTTGACACATACGGAGGCAAATTGGTGGAAAATGTAATTCAAGCAATAGCCAGAGATTGCCTTGCCGAAGCACTTATCAGGGTTGATGCTGCGGGTTATCGGATTGCGGCACATGTGCACGATGAAATAGTTTGTGATGTGCCGGTAGGTTGGGGCAGCTTGAAGGAGCTTAACGAGATCATGGGACAGCCTATCAAGTGGGCGCCAGATCTTCCTACTCCTGCTGACGGATTTTCAGGAATGTACTATAAAAAGGATGATTGATTTATGTCTATGGAAAAATTAGAACTTTACTTTACTACTGCTTTACTGAGCCTACCTTGGTTAATACTCGTCGGTATTATGTTACGTGGCGGCGAGATAAACATTAAATTCGGTAAGAAAAAAGGTGATAAGAATTAGAGAGATTATTGTGGACAACTTCGCTGGAGGTGGCGGGGCATCGACAGGAATTGAACTGGCAATAGGTATGTCGGTAGACATAGCCATAAACCATGATCCTGTAGCTATTGCCATGCACAAGGTAAATCATCCTGACACCGAGCATTTTTGTGAATCTGTTTGGGATGTAGACCCAAGAAAAGCTACGAAAGGCAGGCCAGTTGCGTTATGTTGGTTCAGTCCGGACTGTAAACATTTTTCAAAGGCCAAAGGTGGCAAGCCGGTTGAGAAGCATATCCGAGGGCTTGCATGGGTAGCTGTCAGATGGGCAGCCACCGTCCGACCCCGAGTGATTATTCTCGAAAATGTCGAGGAATTCAAAACATGGGGACCACTAATTGCAAAGACAGATCTAAAAACAGGACGAATGTTAAAGCTCATACGTTCTGAAGATGAAGACGAGGATGACAAAATCATCGTATCCGAATCAGGAGAAGTTGTTCCGCCCGACCAAAGCATACTTATCCCAGATCCGAAACAAAAAGGCCGGACGTTTAATTCTTTCATCAATGCGCTTAAGCGGCAAGGTTATCAGGTAGAGCATAAAGAGTTACGGGCTTGTGATTATGGGGCGCCTACTATCCGAAAGAGGTTTTTCCTAATTGCTCGATGCGACGGCAGGCCGATTGTTTGGCCAAAGCCAACACACGGCAATCCAGAGAGCGCAGAGGTGAAATCTGGTAAACTTCTGCCTTGGAGGACGGCTGCCGAGATTATTGACTGGTCCTTACCCTGCCCGAGTATTTTTGAGCGAAAAAGGCCACTGGCTGAGAACACTATGCGGCGTATTGCCAGGGGTATCCAGAAGTTTGTTATAGATAATCCCAAGCCGTTTATAGTGCGAATTGGCCAGACAGGTTTTGGCGGTGATCGGATGCAGTACCAGGTAGAACAGCCATTGACCACAGTCACGACAAAGGCAGAGCATTTACTGATTACTCCTGTGATAGCCCGTCAATTCGGGCAAAGCGTTGGTCACAGCGTAACTGACCCGCTGGGGACAATCACAGCTGGAGGCATGGGCAAATCACAGTTAGTTACAGCTTTTTTAGCTAAACACTACGGCGGCAATTATACAGGTCCTGGTAGTAGCTTAGGGGAGCCGATACACACAGTTACGACCACTGACCACAACGCTCTGGTAACCGCTTTTCTCTCGAAGTATCACGGTGAAACGCCTGGAACTGGAGTCAGAGGGCAACTGCCTGACGAACCAATAAAAACAGTTGACACGTCTAACCGTTTTGCTCTTGTAACCAGTCACCTAATTAAATTCCGCGGTACCGGTCCTGGTATGAATATAGGTCAACCAGTTAAGGAGCCACTTCACACGGTTTCCGCTGGTGGTACCCATATGGGAGAAGTTAGGGCGTTCCTGCTGAAATACTATGGGGCAGATACAGGGCAGGTACTTACTGAGCCACTTCACACTATTACGACAAAACACAGGTTTGGACTGGTAACTGTTCAAGGACAGGAATACCAAATAGTTGATATCGGAATGAGGATGCTGGAGCCGCACGAGCTTTTCGCGGCGCAAGGATTTCCAGAGACTTATATTATCGACCGTGACGCGGAGGGTAATAAATTTTCTAAAGCTAACCAAGTAGCTAGATGCGGAAATGCCGTACCACCGCAGTTAGCCGAGCACCTTGTTGGGGCAAATTTACCGGAGTTATGCTCAGATGTTAGAAACGTTGTATAAGTTGGAGTTGATTGACCATGTATGTTAGACCCCTCACCGCTGGGGATAAAATTAAGCAAGTCAAGGAATTAGCTAACAAATCAATAAAAGAACAAAGCAAGGAACTGACAAAGCAAATTACTAAACTTCGTAAATCGGATAGCAGTTCCAAGGAGCTTAGGCGACTGGAACGTGAACGGGAGCATTTACAAGAACTACTCATAAAAGGATCGCCTGTGACCGTGAAGGTGTTGGGTGATTCGATACTGCTTGATTATGAATTGTTGAAGCAAATGTATAGAAGTTTAGCTAAACATCAAACTGTTAGGGCAGGAATTGATGGTTTTGATTTGCGAATTGATTATCAGAAGTCTTGGAATAAAGAGCGCAAGGGTTATGTGGTTTTGCATGACGTTAATAGCTACCGGAGTTTGGCCGGTAGTTTACCGATTATCGGATTATATGGAGATGATTAAATGGAACTGTTTGTAGGTGAAAATTTCAAAATAACCTCTGACCGATTTAACTACATCATTGAACAGCGAAAAATTAAAACTGAGGGTGAAAACGTCGGAGAAGAGCATTGGACTACTGCCGGTTACTATTCAATGTTTGACGAATCTCTGTTTAAATTCTTAGCTAATCATGGTCTGAAGACTTCCGAGTTGGTAGGTGTTAGGCAAATACTTGACTACTTGGCTCAGATGAAAAAAGACATTATGAAGCTGGATTTTAGGGAAGTAGTTAAGAAATTAAAACAAGAAACTGCTGAGCCGGTTGATGATATAGATGACCTGTTGTCTTAATGAGGTGATGGTTGATTGACTGATTACGAGGCTTTTCTTGAAAGCAAAAAGATATTGGTACAGAACAAAGGTTTTAATATTTATCCGGAAGACATTAATCCTAAACTATTCCCTTTTCAAAAGGATATTGTGAAATGGGCAATTGGGAAAGGAAAGGCTGCTGTTTTCGCTGATTGCGGACTTGGTAAAACCGCTATGCAGCTTGAATGGGGAGACCAAGTGTGTAAAGATACTTTTGGTGATGTACTGGTTCTAGCACCACTGTCTGTAGCACAGCAGACCCACGACGAAGGTGTAAAGTTTGGGATTGAGACAACTATATGCCGGGAACAAGCAGATGTAAGACCAGGTGTCAACATAGCGAATTACGAGATGTTGCATAAGTTCGATCCTGACCAGTTTGCCGGTGTTGTGTTAGATGAATCGTCAATACTGAAATCCTACAGCGGGAAAATTAAACAACAGATTATTAGAGCCTTTAAACATACTGAGTTTAAGTTGGCTTGTACAGCCACACCTTCGCCTAATGACCACATGGAAATATTGAATCATGCGGCTTTCTTAAATGTGATGGAAAGCCATGAGGCCCTGGCGGTATGGTTTATAAACGATACAATGAACATGGGTAAGTACAAGCTCAAAGGCCATGCTGTAGACGACTTTTGGAACTGGGTATCAGATTGGGCTGTCAGTATATCCAGGCCGAGTGACCTGGGCTATTCAGACGAGGGATATACTTTACCTCCACTCAATATTATCGAAGAGATTTTACCTATAGCTGAACCGTCCCAACTGACAAAGCTAAATGCTACTACCTACCACAGAGAGAAGCGGCAAACTTTACTCGATAGGGTAGCTAAGTGCGCGGAGATAGTTAGTCGGACAGATGAACAATATACAATCTGGTGTGATACAAACTATGAGGCCGACGCTCTGAAAAAAACCATTCCTGATGCTGTAGACGTTCGCGGCAGTGACAGCACGATTAAAAAAGAAACGGCAGCTAAGGATTTCAGGTTTGGGAAAATAAGAGTGTTAATTAGCAAACCTTCAATATTCGGTTTTGGGTTAAATTTTCAGAACTGCCGTAATGTTGTATTTTGCGGGTTAAGTTTTAGCTATGAATCTTTCTACCAGGCGACTAGAAGGTTTTGGCGTTTTGGTCAGGACAAAGTGGTTAACTGCCACATAGTTATTGGTGAAACAGAAAAGCAGATCCTTGATATCGTCCGGACCAAAGAAACTTTATTTGAGGAAATGAAAAAGGGTATGGTTGGTGGGATGCTGAAAAACCACGCTCTTATGCAGGACAAAAAACACAGACTTGACTATTGCCCAACTTTAAAAATGCTACTACCCGAGTGGTTAATTGGGGGTGTCACGTGAAAGTATTAGACCAAAAAATAACAGATTTCTACACTATGTATAATGGTGATTCGTGTGAAGTGCTGAAAGGGTTACCAAGCGATAGTGTCCACTTACATTTATACTCACCACCTTTCAGTAGTTTATATATCTACAGTAGTAGTATTGCAGACATGGGTAACAGCAAGAACGACGAAGAGTTCTTTAAACACTATAATTATCTGGTAGGCGAAACATACAGGACTTTGGTTCCTGGCCGGCTTGCAGCAGTCCACTGTAAGCAACTGGTTAACTACAAGGGTAGGGATGGCAAGGCAGGACTTAGGGACTTCCGGGGTGAGATTATCCGGTTACATCAAAAGCACGGTTTTACCTACCATGCGGAAGTGCTGATTTGGAAAAGTCCAGTTACAGAAATGCAGAGGACAAAAAGCCACGGCCTACTGTATAAACAGCTCAGGAAGGATAGCTGCTATAGTAGGACAGGCCTGCCAGATTACTTGTTGCTTTTTAGGAAATGGGCAGATGACTACGTAGACCCTGAGCCGGTCACTCATACTGAGGAAACTTTTCCACTCAGTGATTGGCAGAATTACGCTTCTCCTCTTTGGTTCGACGATAAGGATATAAACGTTACTAAGGATTTTATTAAGAACTTTCCGTCAATCGCGGTATGGTTTGATATAAACCAAATGAACGTACTGAACTGCAAACTGGCCCGTGATGACCAGGACGAAAAGCATATTTGCCCGTTGCAACTTGACGTTGTGGAGAGGGCAGTTAAATTGTGGTCTAACCCTGGAGATATCGTTTGTAGCCCGTTTGCTGGTATCGGTAGCGAGGGTTATCCAACCTTAGGATTAGGTAGAAAATTTGTCGGTATTGAGTTAAAAGAATCATATTTCAATCAATCGGTTAGCAATTTAGATATTGCTGTAGAGGAGATTAAAAAAGAAATAGATGATTTACTGTCATAGTGGGGTGAATTTGTGGTAGATAAAGCTTTGTTTTCCTCGGACAGTTCAGAATGGGAGACGCCACAGGAGCTATTTGACCAATTGAATTTTGAATTTAACTTTGATGTAGATGTTTGCGCTGAGGCAAACAACGCTAAATGTGAAACCTATTTCAACTTTTCGGACGACGGATTGTCTCAGGACTGGTGGCTTTTTAGATCCTGTTGGTGTAACCCGCCTTACGGTAAAGAAATTGGTCTGTGGATAGAGAAAGCGGTAACTGAATCTAAGATTGGGACTACCGTTGTTATGCTCTTACCTGCCAGAACTGACACAAAGTATTTTCACAGGTATATTTGGGATTGTGAAAAACACCAGACACGACCCGGGATAGAGTTGAGATTTTTAAAAGGCCGACTTAAGTTTGGTGGTGCTAAAAATAGTGCACCGTTTCCCAGTATGGTTGTTATATTCAGGAGGTGGCCAGTTTGACTGAACGTATCGGTGACTTTATAGAAACATTTACAGGTAAGCAGTTCTGGCCTTTAGACCCGAGGCCAGAGGACGTTGATATTTCGGATATTGCTCATTCGTTATCTATGCAGTGTCGTTTCAATGGTCACTGTTCAAGGTTTTATAGCGTTGCTGAGCATAGTATCATTGTTGCTAAGGAGTTAGCAGCTAGAGATTATTACCCTGGAGTGCAACTTAGAGGATTGTTACACGACGCGGCAGAGGCATACATTTGCGATATACCTAGACCTATTAAACGGCATATCGGTTACTATGTCGGGTTAGAGTATAAAGTACAAAAAGCTATATTTGAGGCTTTCGGTTTAACCCCGGAGACCAAAAACCATTTATCGTACATGCTCAGGGATATTGATAACGCTCTTTTAAAGTATGAAGCCAAAAATATCATGCCTAATAATCAGAATTGGGCAAAGAGTATAACTGGTTTAGATCTAAAGCTTAAACCTGTTTTAGGGTTATCGCCGCAGGAAGCAAAAAAGCAATTTATTGAAATGTTTCACAAACTGACCGACGAACTAAAAGGGTGATACCCAAATGGAACTTGATATCAGCTTTGGTAGGCATCGAACAGATACGAACTGGAAACCAGAGTACTTAACCTGGGATGAGTTCATAGACAGATTAAGTAAAGTACGACGCACACCCGAAACAATGGCTCAATATGACGCAATGGATAAGAACGCAAAGGGTAAAATCAAGGATGGACCCGCTTTTGTTGGCGGGCTCGTCCGGGGTGGTCGAAGAAAAAAAGAGAACATTGATACACGAAGTGTCATAACATTTGATGTGGATAATGTGACTGAAGAATTCTTACCTGATGTAGATTTGGTTTTAGGTGGCTGTACATATCTCATATATTCTACTCACAGCCACAGATCAACTAGCCCTAGATACAGGCTTATTGTGCTTATAGACAGACCTATATCACCCGATGAATATTCGGCTATTAGCCGTAAACTGGCAGAGCAAATCGGGATGCACTATTTTGATAAAACGACGTTTGAAGTACATAGGCTCATGTATCTTCCTAGTTGCAGCAAAGATGCGGAAATGGTATTTGACGTTCACGAGGGAAAGCCGATTAGTGTCGATGGGCTACTAGCTGAGTATGATGACTGGACTGACGTATCACAGTGGCCAAGGCACCCAAAGGATAAAACAGGCGGCCAATTAATCAGCAAGAAGGCTCAGGATCCTCGTGAAAAGTTCGGCACGATAGGATTATTCTGCCGGGCTTACGCAATCGAGGAAGGTATAGAAACTTTCTTAAGTGAGTCATATGTGGCTGGATCAATGCCGAATCGGTATACGTATGTTAACGGTACATCCGCAAATGGTTTAGAAGTGTTCCCGGATCAAGGTTTGGTCTACTCATACCAAGATAGCGATCCTATTGCTGATGGTAGAACCTATAACGTTTTTGACCTGGTACGGGTGCATAAGTTTGGGTATTTAGATGAGAACGTTAAAGAATTTACACCTGACAATAAAAAACCTAGTTTTTTGGCTATGGAGCATTACGTTGTAACCTTACCCGAAGTTAAAAAGTTCGGCGCATTAGAACGGCAAGCAGAATGTGGGGAAACGTTTACCGATTACGAAAATGAAGATCCGGAGGATGACAATTGGACCACTAAATTAGAGAACCATCATAAAACAGGATTACCTTTACCTACAGCCGGTAATATTGAACTGTTATTGACACACGGCCCCTGGTGGGGTGTTTTAGCCTACGATTCTTTCGGTAATACAGAAGTCTTACGAAAAGATCTACCTTGGAGAGATAGGAGTAGGGTAGGTAAAAAGTACGAGCCTTGGCTTGGATCTGACGATAAACGCCTGCAACACTGGTTTGCTAAAGTTTATAGAATAAATAGTACAAAGCTTATACAAAACGCTTTTACAGAAGTGGTTCATAAGTTCGAATTTCACCCCATTAAAGCTTACCTCGAGTCTAACGTTTGGGATGGGGTAACTAGAGCTGAACACGTATTTATAACTTATCTGGGGGCCGCTGATAACCATTACGTGAGACAAGTTACCCGTAAAATGTTACTCGCTGCAGTGAAAAGGTTATACGTACCTGGTTGTAAATTCGATCAAATGTTGGTGCTGATAGGGCCGCAGGGAGCGGGTAAAAGTAGTATTTTGGCAAAGTTAGGACGAGAGTGGTTTAGTGATTCTTTAAGAACTTTTGAAAATAAAGAAGCGGGAGAACATTTACAGGCAGGGTGGATATTTGAAATTGGTGAGTTATCAGCGCTTAAAAAGTCAGAAGTAGAGGAAGTTAAAGCTTTTTTATCTAAGACTGAGGATCGATATCGGGTTGCGTACGATAGACAGGTATCTGACTTCCCGCGAAAATGTATTTTTTTCGGTACTACGAACACTAAGGATTTTCTACGGGACACAACAGGTAATCGTCGCTTTTGGCCGGTTGAGGTTAATCCCGAAAAAGCTGAATTGAGTCATTGGGATCACTTAACTGATGAGCTTGTCGGGCAGATATGGGCTGAGGTTTTAAGTTGGTTTAATGCAGATGAAACGTTGGAGGTGGATAACGAAGCGAGAGAGGAAGCTGAGCGGCAACAAGCCTTACACACGGAATTGGATACCCGCGAAGGGATAATTCAGGAATGGCTTGACTCAGAAGAAACAGACTTCATGGAACGTACTTCAGGACAATTAAAAAGCCGTGTATGTGTCGCGCAGATATGGGCGGAATGTTTAAACAACAAAAAAGGATCCATACGCACGTGGGAAGCAAAAGAAATCATGGATATTATGAGGCAAATGCCAGGATGGAAGGAGCGAAAAGGTAAGGCTAAAATACCAGGTTACGGTGTTCAGAGAGTATTTGAACGTATCATTTGAGGTTGCCGTAAACGGTTGCCGCAAGGTTGCCGTGGTTGCCGTGAGGTTGCCGTGGTTGCCGTGAGGTTGCCGTAAAATACTTAGTCACGGCAACCTCACGGCAACCAATAATACCAAGGCTTCACGCATATAGGTTGCCTTAGTTGCCGTAATATATATATAAATAAATAAAATATATAATTAACCTATGCGTAGGCAATGTAATTATAGGTTAAATAGGTTAAACGCCTATAATTACGAGTACGCGCGTGTAAGGGGCAACCACGGCAACTCCCAAAAAGGAGAGTACTATGAGAGAATCAACATTGGAAAGATACCTGGTTTGTGAGGTAGAACGAATCGGGGGCCGGGCACCTAAATGGGCATCGCCAGGAAATAGAGGCGTACCCGATAGAATAATCATACTCCCTGATGGTATGATCGCATTCGTCGAAATGAAAGCACCAGGTAAAGCACTGGAACCTCTTCAGGAGCGATGGGTAAAAATACTCCAAGGATTAGGCCACAAAGTTTTTAAAATAGATTCTCGTGAGGGCGTAGATGAATTTATTGGAAAGGTGAAAGCCGGTGAAATATAAACCGCATATGTACCAGCAACACGCGACCCAAAAAATAATTGATTGTCCGATGTTATTACTGTTTTTGGAAATGGGCTTAGGAAAAACAGTGTCTACACTAACAGCGATAGATTTATTGCTGAATGATTACTTCGATGTAAGCAAAGTGTTAGTTATAGCACCTCTTAGAGTTGCAGAATCTACTTGGAGTGGTGAGATTGGCAAATGGGAGCATTTAAAACATCTTCAGGTATCAAAGATATTAGGTTCACGGAAAGAGCGTTTAAATGCACTTAACAGGCAAGCCGATATCCATATAATAAATCGTGAAAACGTTGAGTGGTTAGTTAGTGAGTTAGGCACAAAGTGGAAGTTCGATATGGTAGTGATTGACGAGTCGAGCAGTTTTAAAAATCACCAAGCAAAACGTTTTCGAGCATTACGTAGAGTACGACCGTTGATTAAAAGATTAGTTGAGTTAACGGGTACACCTGCACCAAATGGTCTTATAGACTTGTGGCCACAGGTATACTTAGCTGACCAAGGAGAGCGCCTTGGTAAAACTATCACGGGTTATCGGGACAGATATTTTACACCGGGAGAGCGTAGCGGGCATGTGGTTTACAAGTGGCACCAGAAAAAAGAGTCAGAGCAGAGGATTTACGAGGCGATCAGTGATATTGCTGTGAGTATGAAATCTGCCGATTGGTTGGAGTTGCCAGAGAGAATTGACCGGACTATCCGAATTAAACTTTCGGCGCAAGCGCGGGAGCTGTACAAAAAGTTAGAACGTGATTTGTTATTACCGTATCAAGATGCTGATGTTGTAGCGACTACGGCGGCTGTACTGAGCAATAAGCTTCTGCAAATGGCTTCCGGTGCAGTTTATGACGAGGATAAAGGTGTCAAGCAGATACACAGTGCTAAGCTGGATGCTTTGGAAGACATTATCGAGGCTGCAAACGGCAAGCCGGTCATGGTGTTTTATAACTTCAAGCATAGTTTGGCTAGGATTCAGAAGAGATTTCCGCAAGCGCGAATCTTGCGGAAGGGTAAAGACGGAAATCAGGATATAGCTGACTGGAACAGTGATGGAATACCCATACTGCTGTTGCATCCTAAGTCAGCTGGACACGGTTTAAACTTGCAGGAGTCTAGTTGTCAGACTGTCGTATGGTTTGACGATATATGGAGCCTTGAAGAAGATCAGCAGGCTAATGCGAGAGTACACAGGCAGGGGCAGACGCAGAGAATCGTAGTTATGCGACTGGTGGCCGAGGGAACAATGGATGAAGAGGCTGTGGCTGCTTTGGAACGAAAAGCAGCAGGGCAAGAGGCTTTGATGGAGGCAGTTAAAGCACGGATTGAAAGAATCAGTCAGGAGGTGTGATATGACTAAGAAAGAGAGTAAAAGAGCCTGGTATGCGTCTCTTAAGAAAAGTCAACTTAAACACCTGGAAGAAGAAGTAAGGGTTTTTGAAATTATTAAAGTTGAGCTTGAAGAAGCTAGAAATAATATTCTGATGCAGAGAAATTATTCAGTGCAGGATGGCCCGAGAGGAACAGACATAAGCGATACGACATACAACACGGCTATAAAGCTTATGACCACTACGGCCATACGTGATATGGAAAAGACAGTATACGCCATTGAGCGGGCCATGAGAGAATTTCCTGTAGGAGATAGTAAGAAAGCTGAATTTATCCAGGAGATGTTCTTTAACAGAACCTTGACACCCAAAGGAATACAACTAAAACTCCATGTCTCTGAGACAACCTTCTGGAAGTGGCGAGAGAACTTCTTATTGCTGGTTGCTTTGTACAAAGGTTATAAAGTTTATAACTAAGTGGTGTAAAGTCGGGAGTTTTGGCACCTAAAAATGTGATATTATATATTCGTCAAAAGATTCGGTCCAGTGCCGAGTCTTATTTCTTTTGAGGTGATGATATTGCCACCGAGAAGCCAAAGACCTTGTAGCTATCCCGGATGTAACCAGTTAACCACTGAAAGATTCTGCGAGGAGCATAAGAAGCAGGAAGCTAAACGATATGACGAGCGCAGAGGTAGTTCAGCACAGCGAGGTTACGGCTTTAGATGGCAGCGATACAGGAAAAGATTTCTTTGTGAGAATCCACTTTGTGTTAAGTGTGAAGCTAAGGGAAAACTAACACCATCGACAGACGTTGATCATATCGTAGCTGTGAGTGGTCCTAATGATTCAGGGTTTTGGAAACCTAGTAACCATCAGGCGCTTTGTCATGCCTGTCATAGCAGGAAGACTGTGCTGGTTGATGGAGGACTAGGAAAATAATTAGATAAACTTATATATTATTTGATGTACGGTAGGGGGGATCAAATCTCTGGAGTAAACAAACTCTAGAC